CGAGATGAGCGCTAGTCTCGTGGGCTCGGAGATGTGTATAAGAGACAGGGAAGAAAGGGGGGAAGATTGGTATACCATGATACCAACGCATACCATTCGTATCAACTGGTACGATTCGTATCACTTGGTATGCAATAGTCGCATCCATTTGCATTCAAATGCATCACACTGATAGTCGCAGCCATATCAGCCCAAACGCCACTCGTTCAAGACGGCTCCTGCTCAAAATCAGACCTTGCCGTTTTCTCTCGATAAATAACAGACGAAAAAACACGGAATAGCCGCAGAGGGTAGTTTTACCACCTGACACCATTCCATGCTTTCTGATACAGCAGTTTTGTAGTCGTATGAGCTAAGATTAGATATTCTTGGCTTCTCTTGCCTTGCGCAGACGCTCTGCCAGTGCTTCACGCTGCTCTTCGCTGATCTTACGAGTGACAGGTGACCGGAACTTCACAAGACGCTTCGGCATCAAATAGGTCTTAGATTCCTTGCACCGCTTGGCAGACAGCTCCGCCATAAACTTGTATGTATCGGGGAACTGCTCACAGAGCTTGTCCAGCTTGCGAATGTAAACCGGGTCAGCCGTGTAGACTTCTGCGGTATCCTCCGCTGCGTTGAAGTTGATGATAGTCTCACGTTCGATGTTGGTAAGTGCCATAGTTGTTTTTCTCCTGTATTTTGTGTAGTGAAAAACATTTGTGAGGTTCAGACGATAACTTTATCGCCTTGACCCTGTTATCTGTTTTTCTTGCCTATTCTACTGTGACGATTGGAGCGCAGACGCGATGTTATATGCTCTTTTGTCCAATCTGCGCAATTCAAGTCTAGTTGGAAGCAAACCACGGCAAAAGTATGCGCTCCCAAAAGGAGTTCCTTTTACTGGGCTATCCATGTGTTTTGGATTCATAAAATCTATTCTCTGGTCAAAACAAAGCATTTGAACGTCATTTTTGAAAATCTCAAATCTTGTTTTCCCTTGAATGCTATTTGCCGGAAGAAGTAATGCAAATGGTTTATTTAACTCGTATGCTCTACGAAGAACAGCGTCTTTTTTGCTAAACGGCGGATTTGAAACAAGAATGTCCCATTTTTGAGGTTCGTAATCAAAAAAGTTCTGCCCATAGTCAATATGGCTATAAATCACTTTATTCCCATTGTTTTCCAAAACACTGACAAACGCAGACCATTCTTTGTCAAACGGACACCAAATAATTTTTTCGTTCGGAATAAATTCCAAAAGAGGTCTTACGGCATAGCTTGGAGTATACTGTTCATCTCCGTTTTTTGAACTGTCAGATTGTAAATATCCTATATTTTCTGCCACAAGTTATCACCTCACATCCACACGCATTCTTTGAACTGCTGAGTCTCCATCTGAAACGTGATGTCCAGTGACCCTACGTTGCCCTCTTTGTTTTTTTCAAGCGCAAAGTGATAATGCTGCTCCGGTCTCTTTTTCGTGGTCACGTTCTGCGCCAGCAAGATGATTGCATCTGCGTCCTGTTCAATCTGTCCGCTCTCTCGCAGGTCTGCGGCAGTCGGTGGGATTCCTGCTCTTGCTGTCTCTCGATTAAGTTGCGCAAGAGCTATCACCAGCGTTCCTGTGGACTGTGCGAACTCATGCAGTGCCATGCTGATTTCCGTGACGGCACTGTATCGGTCTTTCGCTCCGGCTTGATGGATAAGCTGCAAATAGTCGATGAACACCACTTTTGCCTGCATCCTGATGGACTGCGTTCTAATCCATCCAACGCCCTTTCCGGCAGCAGAGCGGACGAACAACGGATATTTCTTGATGGCAGCCAGTCGGTCAAGCTCGTCAATGCTGACGGTCTTGTTTTTTACCGTATGCAGCGGTACGCCTAGCTGGTTTGCAATAATACGGGCGTAGAGTGTGTCAGGGTCTGTCTCTAGGCTGAAATACGCCACTTTGCGTCCGTTCTTGGCTATTTCACAGGCAAGTTGCAGTGATAGAGCGGTCTTGCCAGCAGACGGTCTGCCACCGATCACAACGAAGTTGCCCGGCACAAGGTGCAAATTGTTGTCCAGCACTTTAAGCCCTGTGCTGATATACTCCGGTTTATCGTCTAGCTTGCGGATGTAATTGTCTATGCCGTCACACATCGGGATGAAATCGCTTCTCTCGTTGTGCAGGTTGATAGCTTCGCCTAGCTGTTCATAGATGCCTGTCAGGTCTGCGTATCTGGTCGAGCCATCAACGATTTTGAACGCAAGCCCTCTGGCTCTGGTCAATGCTGCCTGTTCCTTGACGATTCCAGCCCATCCAAGCATCATATCATGGGTGACGTTTCGGATGAACTCTGCGCCGAAGGCATCCAGACATTCACCCATTGCTTTCTTGCAGTTATCGTACCGCCCCATGACTTCTACCGGGTTCCATTTGTCGTTGTGTTCCCAATAACCACGAATGGCAGCGAATGCGCTTTGCAGTTCAGGGCAAAAATCTTCAATCTCCAAGTCCTGCAAAACATCAGCGTATTCCGAAAACGTAAGGACCGCTCCCAGCAGGATGTATTGGGTCTTATTTTCAATATTCACCGCAGAAAGTCTCCCTCGTCAGGCAATTCAGTCATTGTTTGCTGATAGCCACCGTTCCAGTCCTTCACGTTACGCATCCAGTTCCGTGCAGCAGCTTTCCAGTCCTTCATAGGCGATTTGCTGACCTTCCAGCCATTTGCCGTGAAGTGGTCAACAAACCGCTCTGCTTCTGATTCCATGTAGCCCTTATCGGCAAAGTATGCTTTGGCCTGCTCGACAGTCGGTGCTTTGAAGCGTTTGACTTCGTTGGTATTTTTCTTTTCACATTTTTCTTTTTTATCAGATTCAGATACAGAATCAGATACAGATAAGCTACCATTCGTATCAGTTGGTATGTTTGGTATACCATTTATACCATTCGTATCCTGTGATACCATTGGTATGCTTTTGTATTTTTTATCGTTCCAACGCTTGTTTATATTTTTCTTGTTTGCTTCTCGTCTACGCTTATCACGTTCTTCCATCTTCTGCACGTTCATATCATCAAACGCTTTAACGACTTTCCAGAGCATCCGCATAGCACGGTCGTTGTCGTATGCTGGCTCAAGTCTGGTCTCAACGTATTGTGCATAGTTGCGGACAAACGCTCCAAATTCCTCGTTCGTCAATTCGTCCATCGCATGAACGTGTTCCAACAGAAGAATCATTGATGTTCTAGGCTTGTGTTCCTGCTCCATATTCAATCCTCTTTGTAGCGTTTGTTCCATGCTTCGACAGCATCCTCTGCCGTGTCAAACAGTGCGCCACCCATGCTTTGATTGTCTCCATCCGTGCAAAGGATACATTTGCCCCATCCTTCGTGATGCAAGTCATAAGAAAGCCCGCTCCACGGGTCTTGTTCGTACTCGCATCCCAAATGACCATGAAAGTTGCCTTCATCGTCACACACACCAATGTAAACTGCGTTCTTGCCGCAGAACGGGCATCTTTTGAGTTCTTCCATTTTTTACCCTTTCTTCAAGCCAAGACGGACTTCCTTGTCCGCACAAATTTTCAGAAAATCATCTTTGGATTTCTCCCTGATTTCATCCTGAATCATGCCGAGCGCAAGCTCATGTGTAAATACAGGTCTGCCTAGCAGATTTTCAATGTACCTGTGAACTTCGTTGAAGTCACACATCAAATATCCAGTGTAAGCGGACACCACAATTTTTTCGTCAAGCGTCATTTCCTGAATCCCTCTCTCGTTCTCGTAATTCGCTTATGCGCCTTGACAGGCCTTGCGCCTTTGCCGTACGCTGGGCGGATATGTTTTGCCTTGATGTACCCGCAAGGCGGCTTCGGCCCGAAATCAAAAAGGATCAAGTCCATAATGATGATGCCAAACTTCTTGTTCGTCATATTTGTTCCTCCGGCATATCAGGTGCAAACATCCAATGCGTGACCTTAAAGTCTTCGCTTTCGTAAATCGGGTCATCGTCATCGTCACGCCATACGCTCGTTCTGCTCTTAGGTGCATAATATCCGAACCGGAAGTCACGCACAGTCCAGTCGTCAACGATTTTTCCTTCGTTATCTCTCCACTTTTCTTCCGTCAGAAGAATCAGCAACGGCGCGTTGTCTGGCGGCAACTCGTCTCGCACGGAGTGCCATAGATATTTGTCCATATCCATCACCTCACACCATCGGAAACGCCATCCAATGCGTCACAGTCACATCTTCCGGCAGTCTCTCGCCTATCTCGTCCCAGAACTGACCGTCTGCGTAACAGCCTAGAAAATACGCTGTCGGCGAGAATCCTTGCAACATTTTTCCATCTTTATCACGCCACGTTGTCTTAGTTGCAAGCAACAAAGGCTGCGTCCGCTCTCGTGGCTGTTCGCTTGCCGGATGCCAGACCATGTTATTCACTTAATCGCCCTCCCATACACCATCAGGGCGCATCTTTGCAAACGCCAGCAAACCATACAAAGCGCGTTTGGCGTTGCCCTCTGTGGCGTGCCAGTAGTCGCTATCGTCTACATCGTCACCTAGTGCGGAGATGGCATTTTCAAGCATCGGGATGCTTTCTGTGCCTGTTTTGCCATAGACAGAACGAATTCCGTTTTTGCCGAACACATCATCACGGCGATAGAACTTTCCATAATTCCCTGTGACGTTTGAGGGACAGTTCTGTTGTTCCACCGATAGCTCTCGTGCCGCCTGCTATAAAATGTGCACTATCCGCTTCAAGCGTTTCATGCGTTACAGGGTCGCAAAGTGAAATATCATAGCTCATATTCGTCTAGCTCCTTTCTGATTTGCTGACGTTCAATCTGCTTCAATCTTGCCTTTGCCAGCTTGCGGTTGTCAGCTTTGCGGATAGCCCAGTTGTTGCGATGATTTGCCCAGCAAGCGTATCTGTGGCTAAATTCGCTTTGGTCGTACCAGCCCTTGCCAATAAGTCCTTTATAGGTCTGCTGACGTTTCATCTTTCTTCTCCCATTCCTTGCATCCACGTTCATCCCACACGAAGTCTGCAACGTGTTCTGACTGGTCGTTCACGCACACTCCCTCCGGCTCTGCGTACCATTTGCAAGAGCCACAGGACGGCTCGGATTTGTTCTTACAGGATTCTGCTGTGCATCGGATAGCCTTGCCAGCGGAGAACTGCTTGATGCCCATGCAAGAGCAGTGTTCGGTGGTGCAGTAGAAGTTCATTCCTCTATCTCCTTCCATCCGATAAACTCGCATAAGCCAACAGTGTTATTGGCGCAACGATGAATGAGAACTTTATCGCTTATTTTGAATTTTGCGATAAACCCAATTTTACTTTCTTCCATTTCGTTTTCAAACATCCAATCAACAATGTCTTTGTCGATTCTGACATCGCTTTCGTCCGCCATGGTCGCAAAGCACTGTTTGCATCTATAAAGAGCGCACTTTTTCATAATCTCTGCCCTCTCTTTCTCTTTCTGTTGGCATTGAACCGCCTGATCACTCGCTTGTACTCCTCATAGCACTCAGGGCAAAGGTCGCCTGTGCCCCTGCGCCACGCCCAGTCCTTGAAGTATTCGTCAGGGTTCATCATTCTACCGCCTAGAACAGCTCCGCAGCGGTCGCATACTCGCTTGTGGTAAATTCCTCTGTCAGTTTGCATTAGTCGTCCACCTCTCTGTACTCCACGTCAATCTCCTTCGGCAAAGTCGTCTGATACTTCTGGGCAAGCTGCTCTACGCTCTGGGCATCGCCCAACGGCTGTTCAGGCGGTGCAACGGTAACTTCCACGTTGTCACGCATACCAAAGTAGTTCTTGGCTCGGAAAATCCACTCTGCCGGGTTCTCCTGACCATACATACCGTTGTACGCCCACATGGACTGCATTTGCAGAATCAGCTTCAGAATGTACTTCTGCTGCAAGCTGTCGTCACGGCGCTTGCCTGTCATAATCTGTCTCAGGCTAGGCCATTCGATGCCTAGTACCAGCGCAATCCATTCCACCACAGGGGAGATTCTGGCTTCGATGCAAGCGTCAAAAAAGAAATCAAGGCGCTGCTGCACTTCAATCGGGTTGTTCATGTCCACACTCGGAAGTTCGCCAAAATACTTTGCCGCAATCATGCCGACAACTTTCTTGTCCTCTTCATTGCCGATTCTTGACTGCAAATCGCCTGTGTTCATCATCTTAGACCTCGTAATCGCTAACTCCTGCTGTTCTTTCACCTTTTTACTCACCTGTGAGCGGATAGATTTCCGTTTGTTAAGCATCTGTTGTTTCTTCTTCTCACGCTCTTTTTCACGTTTCGCAGCGGCTTCTTCTTTTGCCTTTTGCGCTCGCTTCTCACGCTTTTTCTTTTCCGCTTCGGTCAACGGCGGTCTGCCACGACCACGCTTCGGGGGTGTTGCCATGTATCAAACCTCCTTTGGCGGTTCAGGAAGTGGCATCCAGTGCGTAATTTTGAATGCGCTGGCATAAGGCTCCATAGTCGGATAGCACCAACATCCACCATCAAAGTTCATTACTCGCATAACACCCATAGAATTTATTGTCAGCACATCTTTAGATTCGCCATATTCAGCATTCGGAAGTTTATTTTTTACGCTAATCCATTTGTCAGGAAAACCGTTCTCACTATAAGAAACCGTTTCAAAATAGTGCGTAGCCATCCCAAGTTCTTGTTCAATATCGTTTAGGATGCTCTTGTCATCCTCGTCCGCTTCGGTTTCGAGAACAAGGTAAATCCGCTTTTTCACACTCTCACCTCTTCATTTTCGTTTCGATTTTATCCAGCTCGGTTGCAATCCACCAGATGGAGCAGCAGCTGTCCAACTGCCGCCACCAAGCGCACTTTTCTTTCTCGCACACGCACCGACCAAGCGGATTGCTGGCCATCTTTATCGGGCAATAAAGTTCGTTGTCCATTAGTTATTCCCCGTTCATCTCATAACATTTGCTGTAGTTCTCGTTAAATCCCAAACACCAAGCTAACTCGGAAGCCATTTCCTGATAAATGCCTTTGATATTGGGCTCAGTTTCTGATTTCGCACAGCCGCTATAAAGACCATACAGAAAAGCCAGTCTTTCACGCCCTACCATGTTGATATCCTGAATCATCATTTCCACCCCATCACAACAGCCGTACAAACGACCAGACACACGTTGATAAACAGCCAGACAAGCATTGCCTGCCGTTGCTCAAACAGGCTGTTCGCCATGTTCTTGATTGTCCGTTCGGACTGAACTACTACCGCCATCAGGACTAAGCAGACCAGCCAGCGAGTTGCAAATTCAAACATTGTTATCCTCCATCAAATCGTCCATGTTCAACTGACCGCTGATGTTGTCATCTTCCATCCACCAGCGAAAAACGTCCATTCCAGTTTGCCAATCGCACGGCAGACCTTTTGCTTTTCTGACATCAAGCATTCTTTCAAACGCAGAAATGTACATTTTTTCATAAGAAGGCCAGCGCATAAACTCGCGCTGTCTGCCCCCCCCCTACCAGCCATAGGGCAGCCGATGCAGCCAACACGTTTTTGCCCTTCGCAATACAACGGATTGATAGGCAAGTGTTCGCTGTGCGTGTAGTCCCATACATCATCGTCAGACCAGTCCACGATAGGATTTACAGTCATCTTGCCCTTAAGGTTGCAGGTCTCGAACAGCTGCCTTTTTTCATCATTGTCTCCCATAAGGATGATGCGCTTCTCTTTGTCTTTGTGCATCAGCTCCATCACGCCACGACTGTTTTTGCGCCGTGCAGATTCTGCCCACCGAACGCCAGTGGCAATGAACCGATTTTTCCCTGTGTTTTCTTTCAAAACGTCACAGCAATACCTCACAAGCCGTGTGGGCGGCATCAGCTTTTGCGGAATCAGCGTCCACATGGACACGGGCTTGTCCTTGTATCGTGGTATAACAATGGAACATTTGATTCCACGTTCTTTCATCGCTTTGAACTGCTCACGAATGAAATAGACCGTTTCCGGCGCATCTGCTGTGGTGTGGCTGTTGACCACCTCGAAGTTGATTCCGGCACGTTCAGCCAGTGCCACAAGCACCTGCGAATCCTTGCCACCAGAGTATGTGACCATCAACGGTTTCTTGTACCGATGCTCTGATAGCTTTGCAGCGTCCTGCAACCGTGCGATTGCAAGCTGTTCCTTATCCATTAGCTCCACCTTTCCCTCAGCTCTTTTTCGACCTGTTCTGACTTTGCGGTGATGTAATCCGCAAACTCTTCAGGGGTCATGTCCTCGTTCTTGAACTGCCCGACCATCTCCCAGTACCTATCACCAATGCGGATGATTTTCTACACCTGTTCATCCGGTTAGGTCTGCATCGCACCGAAGGTTCTGAATCAGTGCGCCCCATGTGGTGGCGATGCCATCTAAAGCCATGCGAAAGCCGTACAACTGGTTCTGCCGTGCGATTTTGCGGAGGTTGGTCTGCTTGATCTGTTTGCCGCAGAGGGGGCAGTTTCCGAATTTATTCATCCGACTGCTCCTTATCGGTGGAAAGCTCGAATGTAACTTTTAGTTTCTTGTTTCCAATAACGCCCCACACCTTTTCGAGCTTCGTTTTGTCAGAACGTTCCATTTCAGTAATAAAATGAGACAGAGCAGCGGAAACTGCTTCATCGGTCACATTAGACTTGCTTCTCCATAACTGTAATCCATCTTTCCGCTGCTTCATCAGCGTTCCGGCATAGATGGTTCCGAATGGCCCACACCCAACATGATATTCAGTCATTTTTATTCTCCTTTGCTTCAAGACGAGAGAGCCAACGGTCGAGCTTTATCTCGGTGGTCTTATTGATTTCCTCCGAAACCCTTGCCTTGATACATGGTTTTGAATCAGATAAATAGACCGTAAACGCAACTTTAATGTCTGCTAGTTCCTCTAGCAGATTTTCTTCGCACTCCTCAACGCTCTTCGGTGTCGGGTTCGTTCAATCCAGTGCCCGGCGCAACTTCAACGCAGCCTGTGCCAACTCAGATGCTTCTTCTGCCAACTGTGCCAAGATTTCCGTCTTGGGCAGAATGTCTGAAATTTTCTTGTTCACTTCTGCTCTCCTTTCAGCCAGTCGTTCAGCTTTGCCATGCAAGAAGGGCAAAGAAGAATACTCCACCCTTCTTTCCCGCCAATTATTGGCCGAACTTCAATTTTTCCATTCATTTTGTTCCATTTGTTCCATTCTTCAAGCGTATACGTTTCGCCACACCTATCGCATACCATTGTCATTTTCTTTCTCCAATCTCTTTAATAGCGCATCCACGTCATACCGCCAATGGACACGCAGCCTTTTTGCTTTGACCTCTATCCCCTCTTGCTCTGCCCACTGCCAAGGGATGCTCTTGCGGCTCTCGTTGTAACGGAACGTCAAAACCTTGCTGGCAGGGATTGCAAATGTGCGGTTGACCGCTCTGTAATTGACTATCACATGGGCGGTCTGACCGCTGTACCCCATTGCATCCACCATGTCCGTGATGTGTTTTTCCTTGTGGTATTTGCACTTTGCCTTGTCGTACTTGCCGAGCACCTTTTCCAGAGGGATAGAGGGCGTTTCAATGGTTTTTAGCTCAAACAGGTGGTTCATCGGGTATCGGTACACAAGGAAGTCGCAGATGTTGTCGATGGAAAAAGACAGGTTCTCGTTGCCACCGTAGTAGGTGGCAGCACTGTCCTTCAGGCGGTAGCACCACGCATCGGATGGAACGGATGCTTTGAAGTCTGCTTCAAACTGTTTCCCGGTGTTCATTCGTTGTCTCCCGGAATTTTAGGAATTAGCATCCAGAACTTGACTGGGTTTTTATTGTCAATCCACTTTCCGTTTACAAACTTCCTTTTCCCAATCAGATTTTCCCAGATCAAAGAATCGTAAACAGCAAGATAAATTCCATCTTCTTTCGGTTGTTTGTCTTTTACATTTGTCCACGCAATTGATGGAGCGTTTTCAAGCTGTTCGGCAAGTGTCAAAACAAGGTCAGAAGCGGCGTCAAGGGCAACACCTTTATTGTATTCAGAGTAAATTCCGCTGTTCATAAGCGCTTTAGCTTTGGCTTTTTTACTGTTCCCGGTTTCCTTCCACCCTTCAATAATCGGCTCTACGTCAACAAGTCTCATCCTCGTTCACCTCTAAATTCACTTCCGAGATACCGCTTCCTACCACGCTCCCGGTGCTTATCCTCGTAGTCACGGTGGTATACGCTCTGGCTGTGGTTCAGCTCATACACGAAGGCCTTGCGCTCCTCGAAGTCTTTCTTCTCTGCCTTGTACTTCTCGCAAGTGTCGTGGCAAGCTTGGTGGCGTGATGTGCAGTTGAGACAACAGGTAATCATTCCAATTCACCCCCAAGTATCTGCCATAGCTTTTGCAACGCCCGGAAAAGTTTTTGCACGGCTCTTTGCGCGGTCAGTGGTAAACATGCCCTTGTGCTGTTCACTATGCTTGTGCGAGTAGGAACCAGACGGGCACCATGTCGCGGTAGGTTCTACGATGTTTGTCGGGTGCAGCGGCGGTACACCGCGTTCCCACAGTAGCGTTTTCTTGCTGTAAGGATGTCCGTACTCGTAGGGCTGGATTTCCTGCGTAGGCTTTGGGTAATCAAAAATCTTGCTGGGGGTAGGATTCTCAATCACCACTTTTTCGCAATCTGCCGCCCACACGGCAAGAAAAAGCGCCTTGCCGCACAATCCCTCATAATACCGGGAAAGATTGAGCTTTCCTCCCTTGTACAGGTGTCTTGCTCCCGCGTTGCTCGTCTTTGTGCAGGGGACAAATGCGATAATCATGTCCCAGCGGGGCACGTCATGCACGGTTCCGTCCATGGTCACGACCTGCCCTCCCTCGATAGCCTTTAGGCAGTCACCGAGAATATGCCATTCTGGATGTCCGCCGGACGGCTCAATCAGGTCGCAGGAATAGGCTTCGTGGCCTTTTGCGCGAAACGCTTTGCACACTTCTTGCGATTCCTCGCAGGCAATCAACACTTTCATATTTCCAAACGCCCGTCCAGCCAGATAGCGCAGCTCTTATATAAGGTAGGCGGTCAGGGTTTATGTCCTAAAAGGGCAAATCCGATGAATCGTCAATCACAGAGAAGTCGTCTGCGTTACCCTGAGAATAGTTCTGTGGTGCATCCTGCGCCCGATCGGCGGATTTGCTGTCAGACTTGCCACCGCAGAAGTCAACCTTGTTCGCCATAATTTCTGTTGCGGTGCGGTTGTTTCCCTGCTTGTCGATATATTTCCGGGTCTGGATGCTACCAGTCACCAGAATCAGGCTGCCCTTCTGGAACCACTTGGAAACGAACAGTGCCGTATTTCCAAATGCGGTGCAGTTGAAGAAGTCGGTTTCCTTCTGACCGCCACTCTGACGGTCACAAGCAATGCTGAACGTACAAACATCCTTGCCGGATTTCGTAACCTTAGCTTCGGGCGTGTGAACCAGACGCCCCTGAATTGCGATAGAGTTAAGCATTGTTTAGCCCTCCTTCGGCTGTTTCTGGGCACAGTCCCAACACAGGACACGCCCAAAGCGTTTCTTCGTGCTTCTTGCAGTTTCCAGCGGAGTGACTGTGCGGTTGTTGTACTGAATAGGCTGCAACTGCTTTCCGCAGCAAGCGCATGGGGGAATGGTTTCCGCTTCCGTTTGCTTCTGCGCAGGCTTGTTTGACCTGCTTGTGGTCTGCTTCTGGTACTCGTCCGTGTCAGCGTCCTTCGTATCGTCAATGCAGAACAAACCGTTCAAGGCGTACTTTCTGGCGTAGCTACTAGACGTTCCAGTCACCTGCGCTGCATCCATCTTGGTTTTTTGCTCCGGTTCTCTTGCGTAAGCAGTAACAGTTACGCATCCACCATCCAGACTTTCCACCTTTGCGGTCGCTTCGATGTAATGCCATCCCTCTAACACTTTAGGTTCATCAGAAAGGGTAAGAAGCAAACCGTGTTCTTTCAAAATTGGTTTGACTGCTTCCAAAATGTCCTCGCAAGAGCGATACTTGTAACCGCCAAATGTGTTCATCTGCCCCTTCGGGGCTTTCAACTCTGACTGAACAGCCATCAGAGCTTCATGGATTTTGCTGTTATCCATACGTTTCCTTTCTTCGACTTCATTAGGCTTCATTGTTCTTACTTCGGCTTAACTCGGCTGTACAAAATCAACCAGCCATCAGGTCTGCAAACTGTGCGCGGAGGTCTTTCAGCTCCGCTTCCCTATCTTCAATTTCAGACTGCAAGTCCTCAATCGCTGCCAGCCGGTCGGCTTCCTTCGCTTGCGCCATCTGCTCGTTGGTCATAAAGTACACGCCGTCCTCCGGTTCGGTCACGCCACCGAATCTGTCAAGGTTAATCATCTTTTGGTCTCCCTCTCTTGCGTCCCTCTTTGATTTGCAATGCACTGTACCACTGGTCTTTGTCAATTTCGATGGTAGACCACCGATGGTTACAGGTAAGGCACTTTTTGCGGCGAACAATACTGTCATGGTCAGGTCGGCTGTCCACGGTTGTGATGTTTTCGCTACCGCACATCGGGCATTTCATCGTACATCCCTCCACTCGTTGGTGTGGTGAGGAATGCGTTTTACCTTGCGATTTTCCTGCTCAATGCGTTCGTTTTCAGAGCTGACCCCAATGGCACACAAGACGAGTGCTGCGGCGAGGAAGCTACACGAAAGGAAAACGTACCAAAACATTGCTGCCATGCTTTGGCTTTTCTGGATTGCATCGCCACATCCTACCGAAAAGATTGCTAACGCGATTCCAAGCGTACAAAGGACATTAGCTTTCAGGCTTTTCACTCTTATTACCTCCAAAACTCAGTATCCATGCCGTAGCCATTGCCACAGATACCGTAATGATTCCACGGGCAGCTGATGCACCTACCAGAATACCGATGTGATGCACCATCCAGAAGTTCAGCAGGAATACTGCCAAAACCACTGCCAGTGCTATGCCCCACATAAGGGCAACTTCAATAAATGCTTTCATCTTGTCTCCTTTCGTTTTTTTACCGTTGCGAGTCATGTCGATGCCATACGTTGCCTTCGCTGCGCTGTACATTGTCCCGCCTTGCCTTTGCTTCTCTAATCAGCGCTGCGCCGTCGTAATGCCATGCTGGGCTTGTCAATGCCGTTGCTAAGCTAAACTAATCCTTGCCATGCCTTGTTGTTCTGCTCCTAGCTACTCAATGCCTTAGCCTATTGTTTCTATTCTTTGCCGTTGCCCCGCATTGCCTTTGCATATCAAAGCTACACCTTGCATCCATAGCCATTGCTTTTCCAAGCTTTTCCTTGCCATTCCATTGCTCGTCTGAGCTTTGCTCCTCCATGCCTTTGCGCCACGTCTCAAAGCCGTGCCATAGCCATGCTGTTATCAGCAATTCCGAGCTGTGCCATTGCAAAGCAAATCATGGCTTGCCTATGCGATTCCATTGCACTCAGTCAAGAACTTCGTAGGTATAACGGCCTTTGCCAGATTTCAAGCTTTTTCGGATTAAATGAATTGAAATTCCAGTTTTTCGCACCGCTTCATTTATGGATTTATAAATGCATCCGTTTTCTGCGTCTTTTACTGGGGTTCCGTGCGAATATGAATAGTCTTTTGGCGTATATCCGTTCCTTATCGCTTCTTTTATCCTTTTTTGCACATATTGGTCGCCTTTTGTTTCATACCAAGTTTTTATTGAACCTCTTGGGATTCCAGACTCTTTTGCCCAATCGCTACAAGATTTTGTTACGCCATCAACTGTAATTAAAATTGTCACGCGTCTATTGTTTACATTGTCTTGCCGTGTAGCCCATCTACAATTTTCAGGACAGTAGTTTCCATCATTGTTAATTCGGTCTAAATCAAGTCCTTTGTTCCAGCCAGCAGATAAAGCCCATTTACAAAACGGCTCAAATATTTGCCATTCTTTACACACTCGGATGCCTCTTGCTCCGTAGTTTTTGTAGGCAGAACATTTAGGGTTTTGCGTTCGCTGCTTCATGGATTTCCAAGCCCAATAGATTTCTATGTTCTTTTGCCGAAGCGTCATTTAGCCTCCAAAACCTCATACTCAAACCGCCCCTTCGAGCTGTTTCTCCACTGGCCAATGCCACGCAGAGCACCGTAGTCCAGCCACTCACGCACGGCCTTCTCGTGAGAATCGTCCAGAAGAACGATTTCAAACTCGCAGGTCGAACCAGCAGGAATCTGCTCGCTGTTGGCAAGGCTCACCCGCTCGCCCTGCGCAGTCTGGGCGCGGAGTGGGCGCTGGCACTCGGTAATCTCGCCGTTCACATGAATGGGAATCATGCGGGGCTGAACGAAAATCAGACCATCAATGACCTTCTTGTAGGCCGTCAGCTTGCCGGATTCGTTTACGGCTTTCTTCTTGCCGGTCTCGGTCTTTCCACCGATACGTCCCAGCATACCGCAAGAATCCTTGAAGAAGCCCTTAATCTGGTAATCATACAAGATAGGCTCGCCGTTCTCGTTGCGAGGAAACACGGTCATGCCCTTATCTGCCACAGCATCAGCACCCAGAGCGGCTACCTCGGCCTCGATAGTGTTTGCATTAGGGGACTTGCTAGCGATGAACTCTCGCGCGATGTTCTGGTTGCTAGGCCATGTGCCGAGAACCGCTTCGGTGAATGTGATTCTGACTTTGATTTTTTTCATTTTTGCTCACTCTTTCTTTCTCGATATGCTCCAGCCGCTCTTTCTCCCGGCTGCGCCAGCGGATTTCGCGCTTACCGTAGTACTTACCGTTCATCAGGAGGGTCTACCTTTCCTTGCGCAAACAAAGTGCTGTAATGGCCGTAGCTCATTCCAAGCTCTTTTGCTTTATCGTTCATCTGTTTGATGGTGTACTTCGGCTTAGGCTTTTCTTCCGTCCGGTTTCCTTCCGGTCTGGCTTTACGAGAAGGTGTTTTGATGTAATCCGGGTGTTCTTTCCACCAGTCTGCTACCTGTTTTTGCCTTACAGCGTTCGCGCATTTATGGTGGTACTTTTGATTTTCGTATACTTTACGCATCGGCCTTTTGCACCATTCGCACGGAACGACGCCATATGGAGCGCGTCGCGCTACCTGGTTTTCCTTTTTAACCAACATTGCACATTCTTTGCAATACCGTTTGGTTTTGAGAACTTTGCCAAGAAGACAGCCGCACCGCTCACAATATTTAATCTCCATCCACTTCACTTGCCTTTCTTAAGGCTCTTTCATTGTGTTCAGAAAAACACTGGTCAAGAAACTGGATGAACTTTGCGATTTTCTCTGCATCTTCCGGAGTACAACCATTTTCTACAAAACGTCTTGTCGCCTGTTCACGCTTGAAATCCGAGTAGGTCTTGGCCGCAGCGTCAATGGCAAACTTCGCATCGTCCGGGTGCTCAAGGTCTACCTTCAATGTCAAAATCTGTTCCATGTTCAGCCCTCCTTCTGCTCAATATCCAGAATCTTGCAGATGCTCTGAATAATCTTCTCCGGCTTTCGCTCACCGCGAAGAATCTTGTAGAGGTACGAATCATCAAGGAACAATCCAGTATCGCTTTGAACCGCCTGAATCAGCTCCGTTTGCTTCATACCTCGCTGCAACAGCTTCATCTTCACTTCCAGCTCAAAGCCAGAACGGAAGTTTTCTTTCAAAATTCCACCTCCATTTGCTAAAATCTATTGACAAGTACGGAAAGCTGTACTAATATAAGGGTGTAGAGAGTTTATATTGTACAGTGTTCTGTACTGCCCATGTCTGTATTATAGTACAGGCATCTGTACAAGTCAACTCTTTTGTACAAAATTCTGTGCATTTGTATACTTGCACAAATATGGGAGTGTTCTTATGTCGGACTTGTACAGCAACATCCACGCACTCTGCGAAAAAGAGGGCATCAAAGACGGAACCCTTTGCGGCAACATTGGGATTCGCCGCAGTTTTCTTTCCGAATTGAAAGCTGGAAGAACCAAAAGCCTGTCCACAGAGGTTCTTTCTAAAATTGCGTCTTACTTCAACGTATCGGTAGACTACCTTCTCACTGGCGTACAAAAAGAAAACCCGCCCCAGCAGCCGCAAAGTGAAGTCGATGCAGCAGTGGAGCGGATTAGAAAAAAGCTTGAATCTATGCCGACAGCGCAGCGTGAAGCGCTGATGAACCTGATCGAGAAGATGTGAGGTAAGCCCGTGTATTACTTGTTGTGCGGCTGTGCCTTCTGCTTCTGGTTTATGCAGGCCTTGTTAAAAAGCAATGACCGTGTACTATATGGCAACAGCAGAAAATATCGTTACCGTAGAAACCGAAAAAAGAAATGGTTCTGACCCGGTAAAATAAAAACCCCTTGTGCCGGGCTGGTGTAGCTCTGCGCAAGGGGTTTTCTGTTATTCTAGGCCTAAGGCTTGCTCCGCTGCCGGAATCTTATCAGGGTGTTCCAACAGCCATGCGATAAACCTGTCAATCTTAGCTCTTTCTTGTTCGCTCATTGTGGCATATCCTCCCGATCAGTAAATACGATTGTTCATTTGATATGATTATACATCTTTCAGTTGTATAGTCAATACAATTTTAACAACTTCGTAAAAATCGAATGTTTTCTTCACATCCGTTACTTTACATCGGGGAAGCCACGAGCGTTCAAGTCAAAAGGGACAACGCCTATCCATCTTTCCTCCAATCACAGCTCTACGAGCTGCCCGTCAATGCGTTCGATGCTATCTCCCGGGTCGCGCCCATCGTCTAAGGCGGCTACGGCACGTTCCAGGATGCCTTTTGCTTCGAGGTAAGCATCTTTATCAGCTTCGTATCCAGAAAGGCTCAGGACAAGCTCCAGCGTCCGTCTGCGGGCGTATGGGACAATCAGTGCATCTACAGTTCGGTTCATTAGCTTTCCTCCCATGGTTCAGGTGTGTGTGGCTGCCCGTCGGTAACGCTGGCGGGCATTCCGTCGATGATCGGCATACGTTCATGGTTCCAGATTGCAGTTTCTTTCATTTTGTGTTTCCTTTCTATTTGGAATTTTTTGACAATACAGTTATAACACAGGCTGCTGTTGGTTCTCCATAGCAGCTTTTTCCATTTTTTGGCTTGTCGAATCCAGCAGTTTTGCAGAATTTTGTTGAAAGGGCGTGAATTTATGGATGAGTATTTGGTAAAAACGGCCAAAGCATTAGAGATGGCACGGATGCGTTCCGGCTTAAGCCAACAGAAATTAGCAGCACGAATGGGCGTGAATCGTGGCACGATTGCCAACTGGGAGCAAGGTCTGGCAGCCATTTCCCTGCCAATGGCTATGCGCTGGTTCACCTGTTGCGGCGTATCGGCGGCTCGATACATGGACGCTTGCATTTATCCTGGACTGCTGGAGCATCTGGAAGACGACCTTTCCAACATGGAAAAGCGTCAGATTCTCATAGATGCCATGATGGAATGTTCTTCCTACGAGATAGATGCTTTGTTGTACATCCGGTACGGAGATCACGGTTCAGACCACATGGGCGTGCTGACGGAGGTTCTGGCAAACCTCCATACGCCATTGAAGGACAGGGTCTCTGTTTGCCGGATGGTATCGGGCAATTACGAGATAGCGCAAGCTACCGGAACAGACCCAGACCCGAATGGAACCGCCCCGAAGATGGAAATACTCTATCAGGCGCAAGATGCCGGGACGGAAGCCGCTATGAAGTCCAACGATTCTTATACCGTGAATCCGAATAATATAAGCGGCTGATTGTCGAATTATCAAAGTTTTTAAGGAACATTCTGTCCACTTTTTGTACACCTATCGGGCAAATCTACCTTGTCATTCCGTCCCCCATAGGCTATGAACCGACAATATTTGCGCATAATAAACAACGAATTAGCGCTAATTTATCGTTTGCGATTAAACAACTTGTCAATCCGTCCCCCATAATACCGGCTCAAAAGTTTTTCATCCACATTTTGTACACGTTAGATAAGACTAATCATTGCCGGAAAGACTTTATTCAGCAAATGAAAGGTTTAGTTATCCACAAGCTGGAATGGAAAAACAAAGAAATTGTTGAAAATTATCGTCATCGCTTATTTAACGATGATATTTAACCTCTTGTTTATTTCTTGTTTAATATATAATAGGTAGATGGGGGACGAAATGACAAAGCATGGGGGACGTTTTGACAAGTCATGGGGGACGTTTTGACGACCCTATGGGGGACAAAAAGACAAGCCACGGGGGACAGAATGTGTTGACTTGTCCCCCAATCTGTGATATACTGCTTTTAAGCTAGAAAAGGAGGCGAACAGATGCAAAAAATATCCGACAACAACCTTGTTGAAAAAAGCAAATCCCTTGTGTGGGCGAAGTTCAGGGACTATACGGCAGGCGAACTTCGGTTGCTAGAGGTTTACTTGTCAAGAATAAATCCGAGAGACCCAAGCAGCAGCCGTGTGGAGTTCACTTTGGCGGAATACAGGGAGCTTCTTGGACTGAAAAGCCTTGATGCACGAAGGATTGAACCGCAGATCAAGCACTTCTTAGGCAATACGGTGTCGATTCCCATTGACAAAGAGAAGGGCACGTTTGAAAGTTTTGTTTTATTCACAAGGGCAAAGCTGGACTATGTGCCAGAAACAAGGTCTTATGTTGTGGCAATCACTTGCAACCCTGACCTTCGCCCTATCTTTTTTGACATTGCTGAAAGCGGGTACGTTCGGTATCGTCTACGCTACACATCACGGATGAAATCACAGTACAGTATTCTGCTTTATTCGATTCTTCGGGACTGGATGAACATGGACAGCAAGCCGCATGAAATCAGTCTGAAAAAACTGAGAGAACAGCTCGGTGCAATGGAAGCGAGCTACGATGTTTACAAGAACCTTCGCAAAAGAGTGCTTGACGTTGCAGTAGACGAGATCAATGCTGTGTCTGACATCGTGGTGACCTATGAACCGGTTCTTGTGGCACGAAAGGCTGTGGCAGTCAAGTTTAAGCCCAAAATTAAAGCGTCTGAGACGTTGATTGAAGCTCAGGCAAGCGAAGTATCGGCTGAACCTCAAAAAGCTACCAGAAAGCCCCGCAGAAGCGGATACGAGGATTTTGACTGGTCTGTGTGTGACGAACTGGAAAAGCAGGACTGCGTTGACGTGGCAAAAGTGGTTGAGAAGTGGATGAAGAAAGAGCATCCAGAAATCAAGCTACCAAGACGCAGAGAAGCGGTTTACGACACGGTGAAGGCAGCGTATAAGGATATTTTGTCTTTGGATAGGTCTCCGTTCCCGGACAGACCTGTTGGCTATCTGATTAGAAGCGTGGACAAGGCTGGCGTTGTGGATAGGTATATGCCGGCGTTCTATTCCATCGAAGCATTGCAAAAGTAGCCAGATGCAGCACATTAAGCAGAAAGGAGCGGTATGAAGAAGCAGGAAATTGTGTGGTATTCCGTTAAAGATGATGGGATGCCAAAAACAGAAATCATTGAAAGAACGAAAGGTCTGTTCTTGTGTTCGGTAAAAACGGTCTATCTGAAAGATGAATCTATAACGGCAACAAACACAGTCGCAGCGTTTATTGAAAAGGGCGAGTTTGTAAGCACATCGTTTCAGAGGTTGAACATTTCTTCGTGCGATTGCTTTATTGCAAGAGTGGAAGCGTGGGCAGAAATGCCGATATACGAATAAAGAAAGAGTGATAAAATGGCAAAAATTATAGCTGTCGCCAACCAGAAGGGCGGCACAGGAAAGACCACAACAAGCACCTGTCTGGCTGGTGCGTTGCAGTTGCTTGGAAAGAAAGTGTTGCTGGTGGACTGCGATGCACAGTGCAACGCAACGGACACATACGGCGCACAGACAGAGGACGTATGTACTTTGTTCGATGTAATGACCCGGCAGGGCACGGTAGAGGAAGGAATCCAGCACTGCGAAGCCGGTGACATTCTGCCGTCAGACAACGCATTGAAGGACATTGACGAGCAGCTTGTCCGGGACATTGGCAAGAACTTCCGGCTGCGTGAAGCACTGGAATCCGTGTCAGAACGGTACGATTACATCGTTCTGGACACTCCCCCGCAGCTCGGTCTTGCGCTTGTAAACGCTCTGATCGCCGCTAATAGCATCATCGTGCCTATTACAGCAGACCGATATGCGCTTGCCGGATTGAGCCAGCTTTTACAGACCATCGGTGACGTTCGCAGATACTTCAACCCGACTTTAAAGATTGAAGGTCTGCTTCTAAACCAGTACAAGAGCCGTGAGAACCTGTCCAAAGAGGTTGTAGAGCAGCTCCCTGTGATTGCACAAAGCATGGGAACAAGACTGCTGGACGTGAAGATTAGAGCGGCCATGGGTGTTCGTAAGGCACAGGCAGAGCGGCACAGCCTGTTTAGCGGTGACACGGCAAAGAGTACTAGCGCAGAGGATTTCAAGGCGTTGGCGCAGCATATTGTTGGGGGTGAAGGCTGATGAAGTCAACCAGCAAAAAATCCACAGGTTTGCTTGGCGGGTTTGATTTTCAGCCTATTTTTTCGGAACAGCCATTAAGCCGAAGTGAGCCAAAGGAAGAAGAAGTAAGCCAAGCAAAGCCGAACGAAGCCGAGCAAGCACTGATTAAGCCTAGTGATGCCACAGACAGCCATGCACAGCCAAATGAAGCAGAATTAAGCAGTATTAAGCCGAAGCAAGCCAAAGACAGCGAAAGCAAGCCAAGTGATGCCGTGTTAGGCAGAGGTAAGCCGAAGAATCTGAAACAGGCAAAAGAAGTGCAGCGTTTGATTGAACAGGGCGATGTACCCGGCGCACTGGCTGAAGCTGGTTTGACAAAGAAAAAATTCCCGATGCCGGAATCGCATCAGGGTGTTGCAAGCGGTGATGGCAAGCGTTCTAAGCGCATTACCATCCTTATGAGCGAGGAAGAACGCAAGTACATCAACCGTGAAGCAAGACGGCACGGAATGACCATCGGGCAGTATGTGTACGCTCTGGCTGCTGCTGCGGCAGACGGAAAGATTGAATTGGAGGATTTTTTAGATGAATGACGTGTGGACTGATATTGGGCAGAAATATGAAGCAATGGCAAATATGGGATGCAAGCCTTATGGTTTCAAGCGAGTTCCATTAAATTTTGTGTTTGATGAAGATAAGTCGGTGAAGTGGAACAAAGAACAAGCGCAAAAGAACAACGATGATTACGACAATGAAGTTAAGCGACTGAATCAAGAAAAAATGAAGCGCAGGGATGAAATCTACGCAGAGATTTATAAGACGATTCAAGAAGAAGTCGGTTTTGGGATTTCAGAAAAGAAAGCGGCAAAAATTTGGGGGTACGCTTACGATAGAGGGCATTCAGCAGGATGGTATGAAATAATCATCAATTTGGAAGAAATTGAAGAACTCGTAAAGTTCGTATTAGGTAAAAAAACTGAGTTGGAGGATTTCTTAGATGAATGATAGTGAACGACGCCTTATTCGATTTGTTTGCGATGGTGATATGCGAAACGCGCAAAAAGCTGTTAAAATCATTTTGAATTCCATATCATCCAAAAAAGATGAGCAGTTCAAAGAAAATATGCTTCGCAAGTTGGAAAGCAAAAGAGAATTTATTGAATTGCCATATAACTTACAGCATCTTTTGATCGCAGAGGATACAGAAGAATTTCCAGAAGCAAGATTCCTTCTTAGGAACGAAGAAAAAAGTATAACGCAGAAAATCATTGCTATTTATCGAGCATCTGAAAAATTGAACGAAATGGGCATTCCTTATTTGCCAGCATTGATGCTTTATGGACAAAGCGGATGCGGAAAAACCATGCTGGCTAGGTATATCGCTCATAAAGCAAAACTTCCGTTTTTGAGGATTCAATTTTCAAGTCTAGTTGATTCGCACTTAGGGCAAACTCAATCTAACCTTGCGAGAATTTTTGGTTATGTGAGAACCGCTCCTTGCGTTCTTTGTTTTGATGAAATAGATGCGGTCGGAATGGCTCGTGGGCAAAACGATGACGTTGGGAAAATGAACCGTGTGGTTATTGCGATTATGCAAGAAATGGATAGATTGCCGAATAATGTCATCATTATCGGAACGACAAACCGATTTGATAGGATTGACCCTGCGCTTACAAGAAGATTTCCGTTGCAATACGAATTAAAGCCGTTGTGCCGTGCGGATGCAGAAATACTTTCCAAAAGGTTCTTTGAATATGCAGGAGCACAATATGAAAACATAGCTTATGAAGACCACGTCCCCGCATCTACTGTTATCAAAGAATGTACAGAACGAATTGTAAATCAAGTTCTGAATCAAGAGGATTTCTTGGAGGATTGACGTATGATGAGGTCGAAGGAATTTTACGAAGAAAGCATTAGCCGTTTACAGAAAATGGTCAAACATGGAGTTTGCGTTCTTTTGTTCGATGCTTTTGCCGTAGCAGTTCAGAATCCGTTTATCTTTGCTGGTAAATGGGCTGCAGCACGCTTGATTTTGTCCATTGCTGTGTCTTTTGCGGCGGGATTTAGCTTTAACACGCTTGTAGATAGCAAAAGACAACTTGATATGTACAAGGCAGATATGGAATTGTACTACACAGGTTCGTTGGAGGATTGACGAATGGGCGTAACCATCAAATGCAAAAAGACTGGGCGTGAAATGGATGTGGGCTATTTCGGCTTTTTCAAGTTGAGAACGAAAGTTGCAGAACTTGTTGGTTCGGAAGTCGGAGAACACTATAAAAAGCTTGATGGCATTTTCGATATGCCATCTCCCGAAAAAGAACACGCTCTTGAATCGTACGATGACGAAACGGAGCGATTGGTTGAAGACAAGGAACTTCCAATCAAAATTGCAGATTTTCTTTATCAATCAGACTGTGACGGGAAAATTCGGTACGGTGCTTGCAAGGAAATTTTGAAAGTCATAGGCGATTATGACGATAGCATTATTTACGGATATGCTGGTAGAGAAAATCCCGCAAAGTTCAAAGACTTCAAAGAAATCCTTCAAGATTGCGTAGACAATAAGTGCTTTATGATTTGGAGATAACAAGATGCCCCTGTGTAGTCACAACGACCGCACAGGGGAGAAAGGAAACACATGGGACAAAAAATGTTAGGTCATCATGAATCGGAATGGTGTTTGTATGGAACAGGTGGTGAAAATGAGGGCAAGATGGTTTTTCGTACCAGAGATAAAATGTTTCATTATCTTCCTAGCCACTGCAAAGAAATCAGAAGTTTTTATCTAAATAATGTTAGGGATGCTTTTGAAAGTAAAGGAACGAAACTAGGTTGGTTCAAAGATTTGTTTTATGCAGACTTCAAAAATGTTAATCTTGCTGACAAGATTTTTGGTCATGTAAATCCGCACTGGTTCAAGGTGAGATTTCTTTCCAATGGATTAGATTCAAAGCTCACGCCTTGGTACACGGTGCATAAGCTTTCGGTGATTGAAGAAAATCGCTATTGGGTTGCAGACGATGAAAGCAAGTACACTGCGGATTTCCTTTTTAGGAACATGAACGCCCCTGAATTTGCCGAGTACATGAAAGACAGAGGGGCAAAAACCATAAAATGAACGTAAAGAACCCCTGCGTAGTTTTTACCGACTACACAGGGGTTTGTTTTACTTATCAGCAATGCAATCCCAGTAGAGATATGCCTTGCCATCTGCGGCATCCGCGTCCTCAAGGAACGCCTTTGCCATATCAGCGTAGAAGCCCGGAGTGTCAACGGACTGACGCTTTGCGACCTGACAATAATCCGAGTACATCATGTTCATGACAGCCCAGAAATCGTTCGGATCACAGTTGATGTTGCGCTGTTTGGCAACATCCTGTGTCTGTTCCAGCGTCCAGTGACAGCCCTTTGTGCCGTCAGCGTTCACCATGCTGTCGCACCATTCCTCCGCTTCATCGTGGGTGAGGTGCTTGCGTGGCATCTTGATGGAACGACTGTCTGCACCGCCATGCTCATACTGTCCAGACCGCTTGTCCCAGTCTCCGCTCTGCGAGAAGCCAATCTGCGGCATCTTGCGCCCATACTCTACGTCAGGGTAGCGGGGGATAGGGTGGGGGTCAATGTAGCGGTTCTCTTCCTGCGGATAGTAAGGATAACGGTCGCTGCCGTCTTCCAGCTTACGCAGACGGCGTTCCAGCTCACGCTCCCTGCGGTCACGCTCTTCCTCAAGGCGGTCACGTTCCGGCTCACGGTCTTTGTCGTGGTCACGGAGCATCATCATGCGGCGAAAATTAGTCTTGCCCATAATCTATACCTCCTCAAGAAATGGACGCAGGCGCACCGGCGTGGGAACGGCAGAAGCAGCCAAGATACTTGAACGTGCCGGTGCCGGTCGCAGACGTTGCTACACGGGTAGCGTAACGGGTGCGGGTGTGGATGCTCTCGGCGGTTGCCTGAGCGCAGTTGCAGTCGGTCAGAGGGTATGCGGTCGTGCCTGCACCTATGGTAATGACCACAGGGGCGTTGATGGTGGTCGTGTCCGGCAAGCTCTGGGCAACAACAATGCAATATTTTTCGCCCGCTGCGTAAGACCCGGCAGGGATGTTGATGGTCAGGGTATCGTCGGCAAACGTGACTGCCTGACTGATGACCAAGTGCGGGCAGAGTTTGCAGCTTGTTTTGCAAGCCATAGTAGTTTCCTCCTAAAAAATCAGGGGCAGAGGTGTCTTACCCCTGCCCCGATGGTTCACCCGGTGTTATCGGGGAGTGTGTAGGTTAGCAGCAGCCGCAGCAGTTCACGCCCACGTTGGGGTTTGCCACCTGATAAGCGGGAATCGGGCGAGGATTTACCCGGTTCAGGATGGTATCGGTCTGCTGGGACATCACAGTGGTCAGAAGCGCATTCTGACGATCCTGAGAAGCGGCGAACTTCAAGTTCTGATTCTCAGCGGTCAGAGTGGCAATCTTATCCTGCGTGAAGTAGTCCATCATGCTGCGGAAATTGGCGTTGCAGTTGTCCACGATGGCGCGGGCATTGTCTGCGATAGCCTGACGGGTAGCGCAGTCCTGCTGCGCAATGGTGTACTTCAGGTCGCCGATGAGCTGCTTGTTCTCGCAGCAGCAAGATGCAAGCTGCGTGGAAAGTGCGGTCTGACCCGCCTGCCGTGCGTTGCCCTCCTGCATGATGGCGAGGCTGATGGCGTTGTCGCCGTTGGACATGCTGCGTTCCAGACCGTTCACGAGCTGTGCGTTCTGGTAGCCGAGCTGACAGATGGCGCTGTTCACGCCCGCAAAGCCGTTTGCGATGTTGGCGTTCACGCCGTTAATCTGCACCAGCTGGTCATAGCCCAGAGAGCAGATGCCGCTTTGGATGCCAGCCAGAGAACGGGAAGTGTCCTGCTGATAGAAGCCCTCCGACAGCGCCGCACGAGTATCTGCGCCGCCCTGACCAGTTGCGCCAGTGCCGACCAGATAGGGGATGTAGCTGTTCATGCCGTTGTCACCACCGTTTCGACCGTAGCCGTTTGTACCCCAGCCGAAGATGATGGCGAGGATGATAACCGCCCACAGACCTTCGTTGCCGAAAAATCCGCCGTTGTTATTGCCGCCGTCCTGCCCAGCCAGATAACCAGTTGCAAAATCGTCCATAACAAAACTCCTTTCAGTTTTGCGTTATGCCATCCCACCGCCGTGTGCGGTGGGCGAAGCCAAACAAAAGCGGTTTTTATCAAGTCCGCAAAACTGAGAAGCGTTTCGCTTAGAGGGATGCTTTACCGGGGCAGCGTCAGGTTCAGGACGCTTGCCAGCTGGTTCAGGTCGATGCCGCGCTCTTTGGCGAGGTTCTGTGCCATCGTTCGGAGCTGCGTTTCGTTTTTGCCCTGAATCAGGTTCAAGCCTTGCATGATGGGTGCGTTCTGCCCGCTCAACTGCTGGATAAGCCCCATCGGGTTCTGCCCGGCACGAGCCAGATTTGCAAGCTGCATGATGGGGCTGTGCGTAATCACATCAAACGGAGAGGACATTGTTATTCTCCTTTCTTCGCAGCGGCAGCGGGCTTTGAAAAGCTCTTCTGCCACTTTTCCAGTTCATCCAGCCTGTGGACGAGGGCGTTATACTCTTCAATAGGCACATACTGCTGTGTCGGTGCAGCGGTCTGCTGTGCCTGTTGCGCCTGTATCTGCCGCCACGCTTCCGGGCTGTAAAACTCCTGCACATAGGATTCACAGGTGTCCGGGTTCAGCCGCTTGCAGTAGATCACGCCGCTGCGCAAGTCTGGGCAGTAGGTCGGTCTGCCGTACAGGTCAGACGGTATTGCCAAAAATTCCTCTCTGCTGGAAACAGGTCTGCCCAGCAGCCAACCGCCGTCCTGTACCGACTGCTGAACAGGCTGCTGCCCATTCATCGGCTGCGGACGCTGCTGCTGTGCCTGTGGCATCTGCGTGTTCGGCAGGGGAGTGGCAAGCCCTACCGTTCCCATGCCGCCGTAAGGATTGACAGGCTGCTGTGGAACGTATGGTGTTCCGGGTGTCTGATAATAGCTCATAATACATCCCTCCTATTGCGCTCAGTGTACCGCACCGGGAGAAAACGAGAGACAACGAAGACACAACGAAGGACAAAAAGCTTGATTAAAACTTGATTAAAGCTTGATTAGAACTAATACAACTAATACAAAATGGACAAAAAAGTAAGGCATGGTTTGGTGACTATGCCTGTATCACTTGTATTAGTTTTGTGGTATAATCAGTACAACAAAAACGTACGGAGGAAACGAATATGGAAAACACTACCATCCGTAATCTCGGCAAGCTGTACCACTTACTGGACGAAGCCTGCACCCCTGACCATGTAAATCAGGCAGACTTTGACAACGCAGCGAGGTTCCCTGTGCGTGGCGTGACGATGAAGATCACGCTGGCGCACAAGCTCCATAAAATGACCCCGGAGCTGGACAATGCCTGCTCCTACGTCCTGAAGGATGTAGACCTTGAGGACGTAGAGAAGAGCTATTCCCTCAAAGCATTGCCGATGGGACAGCAAGGGCTGTTTTTAATTGGGTATAACTCGCCCGATTACAAGACGCTTGGCGTGTCTGCCGTCAAAATCAAGGCAGCCAGAGAAAGCGCAGGATTAACCATCAGGGCCTTGGCAGAAAAAACCGGGCTGTCCACTGCAACCATTCAACATGCAGAGTCTGGCAAGGCAGTCTCGAGGATGTCTACCCTCGAAAATATCGCAGCCGCTTGCGGCGTTACCATCGCTGATTTACAGGGATGAGCCGCGCGATAAAGAAAAGATGCACCATTTGCGGCAAGCCCTTCCAAATCTATCTCAGCAAAAAAGACTGCCGGGCTTCCATGTCCCCAAAAATAAAAAAATCCCCCGATGCTCCAAACGGAACACCGGGGGATTTGCCTATCCAAGTATTTTATCAATACCTTTCAGCCGGTAGCCTATCGCCGTCCGGCTGTAATGTGTCTGTGCTGCAATGTCCGGCAGCGGGAGCCGCTCAACGTACCGCAGTAAGGCTATCTTACGGTCTACCCTCCCAAGCGGTGCGTTTTTGATGGCGGCGGTCATCTGCTGTCGGTCAAGTCCTTGCAGCGCAGCGGGCAGCACTACGCGAGCCGCCGCCACAGGCAGCACCGAGCCAAAAAGGCTGCGGCAGCTGTCCGGCGTTGCGCACTCGAGCGGTCACGGCACAGCAATGTCCTATTTTGCCAACGTCGGCAAAATGGTCACGCGCTGCGGGCCACAAAATCGGGTACGCACGCCGATCATAATAATAGCGCGGTGTTTGCTCGTATGTAGTGCTTGCCATAATAATCTCCTTACTGCTTTTCCAGCGCCGCTCGGGCGCGGTCAAAGAAAAACTGGATGACCGCACCGATGGTCTCATCGGTGATGGCCCAGCTGATGAGCCTGCCGTATTTGCTGGTACTCAGGGCGGCGCGAAGCATCTTGACGACCCACGCCTTGCGCTCTGCGCCACGTTTCGTCCCCTGAATCTCCTGCTCTGCCCGCTCGATGAGGTCCAGCACCAGCGGCTTTACCGCCGCACCATAGCCCAGCCGGATGCAGCCCAAGGCGTAGAACGCAAAGCCGCCCAGCATAAGCATGAGGGCCACAGGGGCGGGAAGTGCGGTCAAAAGGTTACGAATCGCTTCCATGATTGGTGACTCCTTTCAAAAGATAGTTGTCGATGTCGGTGCGGCTCTTCTGCATCCCCTCACGGTTGTTGCCGGACAGCTGCGCGTCCAAAAGGTTGCGCACCCCGTTGAGGGTAAGACGGCTTACCTCGTCGATTCCTTCAAAGCGGCGCAGGTCGCGAGCGAGGGCTTGCGTGTGCTGAAGCTGGCCCTGCTCTAAGGTGCCAATGCGCTTGTCCAACTCATCCATCCGCTTATTCTGCGCATCGTCGGGGGCCTGTGCCTTTTTGATGTACTTGTGGATGATTTCCAGCACCTTGTCAATGGTGATGGCCGCAGCGCACAGGCTGCCCAGGATGCCCACCACCCACAGCAAAGCTTCTTTTTCGGTCATTTGCCCTCCCGAAGACGGGTCAGACCCTTCTTGCGGATGATACGGGGGTAGTCGATCTCTGTCACGTTGAGGTCAACGTTGCCGGAGATGCCCGGCACGCGGCCCTTGCTGGTGTGCTGGTGAGCGTTGTAGTGGTAGCCAACGGCGGGAGTGTGCCCGGTTGTATCGGACAGCCAGACGTCCCAGCGGCTTGCCAGACGGCCCATATCCAGCTCCATGTTGGAGTAGTGGGTGTAGGTGTACAGCTGGGCGTAAAAGCCCATCTTCTCCACCTGTTCCAGCGCGTAGGCGGTAAGGTTGGTGAGGTCGAGGGTGCTCATAGGCTTGAGCTTGTTTTCCTCCACGTCCACCGCGAGGGGCATGGTAAGCTCCTTGCCGTAGACAGCTTTCCGCACAAGGGCAAGCTCTGCATCGGCCATCGCTTCGCTGGTGGCGTAGGTGTAGTAATAGACGCCCACGTCCAGCCCGGCAGCCCGGGCGTTGCGGTAGTTGGTCTCAAAGGTTGGGTCGATGTACAGGCCATCTGCCCGCTTGGAGAGCTTGTAGTTGGTAGATACCGTCTTGAGCATCGCTCCCTTGTAGCCCGCCGCTGCCACCTGCGCCCAGTCGATAAGGCCCTGATACCGGCTCACGTCGATGTACCGGTAGGGCGGGCCGCCCTCCCAGCCGGCGACAGCCTCTGCCTTGGGGGCTTGGGGCGCAGGCTCAGGTTCGCCCATGTCCTGCTCGTCCCCCGGGCCAAAGATGGCCCGCACCAGCTTTTCCAGCAGTTCCAGCAGCTTACCCATCGTAGTCCTCCCCCGTGATCTCTTTGTACTGTTCTGCGGTGATCTCGCCGTTGGCCACCCGCTTGGTCAACTCCCGCTTGACCCCGGCGCGGCGGGATGCGGGCATCTCTGCCCACACCTTAGTACCGGCGATCAACCTGTTTGCCCAGATTTTATCCATATGCTACCTCCTTACTTGTTGTTGATAGCGGCGTCCAGCTCGCACAGCGAGTCCTCGATAGTCGCCAGCCGCTCCTGCGATGCCATGTCCTGTTCACACATGGCGTCCTCAATTCCCGCCACGAGGCCGGGCAGCTCTCTGAGCATCCGCTCCTCTTCCAGCTTCTTGTGGAGCTCTTTCAGACTCTTTTCTACCTTACGCAGGCTCATCCGATAACACCTCCGATCATGGTGATAGTGCCGCCGACGCCGGAAGCTCCCCGAGTGATCGTCACCTTGTAGTTAAAGGCCGCTCCCTTGGCGGCGGTCTTGTTGGCAAAGGCGTGGTGTACAAATGCCCGGCTCTCGCCGCGCTGGATGTCGGTGCAGTTCTCCCACGCAGGGCTGTCGTCCAGTCCGTTGTTGGTCAGCTCCACGGTCAGGCTCATGTCTGCCGGAAAACTGCCCTCCAGCGTCAGCGCAGCCACGGTGATGGTGTCGTCCGCCGTTAGGGGCTGGGTCAGCGAGAGGACGGCACGGGTCACATTTTTGGTAAAGGTAGCGGTCCACTCTGTCGTGGTCTTGCCGTCGTCAACTTCCAAAGTCAGGGTGTTTTCTCCGTTGAGAATCTGCTGGAACAGGGCCTTCTCGCTCAGACACTGCACTGTGAGTTCGGTGCCGGTAGCCACGCTCTCACGGACGGCCAGCTCCACGCCGTTCACCTTTTCGGTGATGGTCATGGGGTCTCCGTCGCCGTCGGTCACGGTGTACCCCACCGTAAAGGGTGCATTTTTCTCTCCCAGCGCTACGCCGCTCTCGCCTGCATCGCTGCTCACTTCCGGCAGCTGGTTTTCCGTGGCGAAGCCGTCCTTGTCGATGTACAGCGTCTCCGGCAGGGTGAAACAGGGAAGGTAGCCGTAAGAACTGCCGGGAGTTCCTTCGGCAGTCGAAAGACTGGAGCCACTTGCACCGGATATGTATTGGCTGTTGGCATAGTAGTATTTCGGAAAGCCTGTCGAGTTAGTACCCGTAAGGACCCTAGATGGACTTCTCGTCCAAATACCGCTTCCGTAGCGGGTTTGAATGCTGGCGATCCTGCTGATTGCGGCTGAGGAAAGCGCAGAGCCATCGGCGAAGGCCCTTAGCGCGACTTCTGCTGTCGAAAGGGGAAAAAAGCTTGATTCGTATGTTTTACTATCAATTTCTGCGTTGCCAGTCGGATTGCCGCTCTGCGTATAAGTCATATAAACATATTGGCCGATATATTTTGTCATACCAATCAATTTTCGTACTTCGCCGGAAAACTTATTCACATAGGTATTTTTGTACCAGGCGTCTTCATTATTGCTATCGACTCTGTAATTCTCTTTTGCGGACGTAGTATGTGTTCCACTCCCCGCCGGACTCTCTCTACAAAACAGTGTCCGTCCCTTGCCGTTCAGGACAGACTCATAGTTGTGGCACAGCGCGTAAAACTTGACTTTGGCGCCGTCTTCCATCAGATAGACGTATCCGTCCCCGATGGCCAGGTCTTTGATCTGCATATTTCTGATCCTCCTTCCCTTAAAAATCAATGCGGCTCGCTTTCTTGTTCCACACACCCGTCAGCTCTACGCCGTCAAGCGTGTCAAAGGCAGTAACGAAACTAGACCCATCAATGCCAGAGCCGAACTGCATCTCGAGCATTTTAATTCTTACGCCCGCTGCCGCAGCGTCCGCCGCAGCGCCGGAGATGGTGAGGGTCTTGTCGGTCTCGATTTTGATGGCGTTGATACGGTCGCCGGTGGCTTTGGCGTCTGCGGGAGCGCCCTTGACGGTTAGGGTGGGGTCGGTGGTGACGATAGCCGCTGCATTGTCCGCATACTGCTTCGCCGCAGCTTCACTCTTCGCCGCAGCGTCTTTGCTTTCTTCCGAAGAGTTTGCGGCTAATTCAGCAGCGTCTTTTGCGGTTGACGCAACGGTTGCGGCGGCTTCCGCCTTTTCCCTTGCGATGTCAGCCCCTGCAACATCACTCAGAGTGTTGAGGGTGTTGGCGTTCATTGGAGTCCCCTCGACAACAGGTTCGTCATTACGAATCAAAGTGATGATTTCTGATGTGCCATCAGATTTCATCATAGTCCAACGCCCGGGATATTTTGCCTTTCGGTCAACAAAGTGCATAATAGGGTTCACCTCCGCATATTGTATCTGAACAATAAAGTAAGTGGTCTTTTGCCATCGCTTCAATGTCAGACAAAACTTTTTCTACTTGATTGATAATCGCAAAATGATAACTCAGCGCCTCGGGAGTTTCCGGGGTAGAACTTTTGCCACTGCATTTGGAACGAATGGCTTTCACGTTATCAATCCACCGAGTGGCATCCGCAACGGTCAGATAATCATTGATTGTCCAACCAGCTTCCACAGGAACAGTTAAACCGACCGTCCCTGAAAAAATAAGCTTGCTGTCGTCGCCGTAATAAGCGCTTCCATTTGTAATGTTGACGTAGTCGTTTGCGACAACCCATGATGGCTCGACAGAGGGCGGGTAGAAGTTGTTGGAGGCGGCGAAATAGAGCTGGTATTCGACGCCCTTTTCCAGCGCGAAATCGCCCATGTCCAGCGCCACGTCGTTGTAGCCGCGGATAATGTCGATGAACTTATCCACTAGGGCGGTCGTGGAGCCGTACTTGCGCAGGACGGTGCGCATCGTGCCCGGCACATAGCCCTTGACGCGGAACTCCAGCGAGCGGAGTCGCAGGCCCGCTTTCTTGGCAGTCAGCGGCATGAAGAACTCGTACTTGGCGGGATAAGTGTCCCACGCGGGGATGTCGCCGCTTTCATTTTTCGCAGTAACAACTTGAATGTTTTGCTGTACAATCCTTGCAGAATAAGATGCGCCAACGATTTCAGCAAGTTCTTTGATTCCGTTTTCAATGCGGTTGTAATCGGTGTAGCTGAGCGCACCTTTCATGCCAGAAGCCCATTCTTGCTGCTCCTCTTCTGTCCATGTGCCGGTTCTTGCCTTTGCGGTCAGCTCTTTGACCCGGTCTATATCCGCCTGCGTTCGGTCGGTTATCCATGTTGCCATATTTCGCCTCTTAAAAAATCAGTTTTCCCTCAGCATCAATAGCAAGAGACTTTGGGACGGTAAATGCAGGGTGAACAACATTATCGTACTTACGAGGGGTTTCATCATTGGTGGCGTAGGAAATTGTCTCTGCGTTGGTATTCACTTGTAACGTAGAATCATACACGGCGTATGCATTTACAAGTTTGCTAACTAACAGAGGCCGCCAGTACTTGTTGGCGCTTGAACTTGTGCCAGCAATATCACGAAGCATCTGAAGCGAGTACAGGTAAGGAGTTCTCGTCCAAATAGATCGTCCTCTGCTGGAGCCCTCCATGTCAGAGGCAAGCATCGTTTTCAGGATTCCAGATGCATTTTGCAGGGGAGTGCCCTCGTTGTGCTTATAGCTCGGGCTGCTAGTTGTCCAATTCGGAGCATCAGAGCCTTCCGTGTCGTATCCAAACTCGTGGTGAGAAAGCAGAAAAATGCTTTTTGCCATCGTAGTCACTTTGCTACTGCCAGAATTGCAATAAGAGTCAGAAAAACCGGGAGTATAATAGATAGTCGTCTTGTCGATAGCTTGCTTCTGGGCGGAGCTGAACGAGTTGAAGTACTCTCCGTTGAGCCAGCTGTTTACGCTGCTGCTGGCGTAAGTAGACCATGTAGAGCTCCAAGCCATGATAGCCGCGTAGTGTTTTCGAACCAGAAGAGTTCGCCCGACTCCATTCAGCTCGCTTTCGTAGTCATGCTTTGCAACGATGAACTCAGCCACGCTACTGCCTTCATCCATAAGGACGGTGCTGCCCTCTGCAACATCAAACAGATTGTACGCTGCCGTAGCGAAGGAGCATTCTGCGGAGACGCCGCCTGCCGAGGCTGTGACAACAGCCTTGCCCGGAGAATTCCACTTGACTTGGCAGGTGGACTTTCCTTCTGCATTCGTCAGAACGTGAAGGGAAACGATTCCTTCGGGAGAAGCTGCCCAGTTGATTTTAGGAGAGTCAATAGAAGCAGGGGAGAGGGTAGCAGACAAAATAACGGACTCGCCCCAATCGAGCTGTTCGCTGGTATGGTCAAGAGACATAGCCTGAGCATCTGCCATCATGTACCCCTCTACAGTACCTTTGAAACACCCATTGAAAGTGTACTTTACATTGGTCGCCAGCAAGACAGCATCGTAATTGAACTGATGGTGAATCTTTACCATATCAAGGGCGTCAATAGTAGGGCTTGCCCGATATGTGAGAGAAGCCTTGCGGCGGTTGGAAAGGACTCCATAAGACTCCGTAAGGGCATTCCTGGATTTTGTAAGGATGTCCTTTGTGAGCATAACATTGCTCAGAGTCTGGCTCACGCCTTTACCCGAAGGATTTTCAGGATAAGCGTAGGTGGCATTTCCTACGGTAGTCACTACGTTAAGCATATTCTGGGCAAAGGTGATTTCCGGCCAAGAATAATTGTTCAGTACTGGAATGTCCAACACGGGATTGGATGTATCGGCTCCGTAGACTCTGTTAATTTTTATCACGCCATCACGAGTCTGGTACAAAGCCATTCCAGCAGCGTTTGCCGCAAGCTGCAAAATATCGGAATTGTGATAAGTAGACTCATCGCTTGTAATGTCGGTGGAGTAATCTTTCAGTTCATCCGAAATATCGAAGGTAATTTCATCCGCTTCCAACAGCTCCAAGGCATCGTAGCACATCTCATAGAGCGTGCCGTATTTTCTTCCGGTGTACTTCGTGCTGGATAGATACAGGAAAGCGTCTCGCGCCTGAAAGGACGCCTCAATACTGTTGGCAGGGACGCTCCACTCCGACAGGAAGAACATTCCTCCGCTCACCCATTCAGTCTTTCCATCAACATCCATTCCATAACGAACGGTGACAGGCTGGCGCTCATAGATGTACTTGTAAATCCCTTGAGGGTTTACGGAGTCCCATGTGCGGTCACTGTTGTCTAAACTAAAGGAGATCGACTCCTGAGAAAGCTGCCCGGAGATAGGGTCTCTTGCAGAAGAATGGCTGTAGGACAAGATTTTGGTCTTGTCAAACACCAGATACCTTCCGATTTTCACTTGCTCAACCCTTACTCTTCGGTCGGGGAGACACCACTTCAGAACTTCAATCTCTACGGCATCAAACCCGGAAAGTTCAGCTTCAACATCGGAACGGACGGATTTGTTCCCGTTCACGGTCACAGTTTTTAGCTTGCTAGTTCCAAGATATGCACTGACCGAAAAATCCGTAGCGTACTCCCCGAATACTGTAGACCAGCAAATCGAAACGCCAGGAACGGAGGACTTGTTTTCACTTGGAAGTTCAAGCCGGATAACAGGATGGTTTGAATCGTCAAAAATCTCGGCACTCAAAAAACCAGTAGTTCCATACGGAGGAGAAGAAGGGACGATGCTACAGCTTCCATCAAGAACAGTGAGATTGGGCTCTCCTGTGGAATACCTCGAAATGGAAGCGTTATCGGAAAGTGCAATATTGTGAAATGTGGAGAACGGGGCCGCCGATGACGTGACGATGGTAGCTTTTTTATTGATGCCCGGCTCGGTGATTCCGCAAGTAATCTCTACAAAAGATTCCGGGACAAGGGTTTCGTTAAATTCTTCTTTCCACTTATCGGAGACTTCAACCATGTATCATACCTCCACAAGAGAAAGTTTGCACCCTGTCCATCCCATCACGCCACCGGTTTTCGGTCCTCTACGCCACATACCGCCGGTGCGGTCGGAGACATACATCTGGCGGGTTGTATAACCGGCTGTGGCTTGATTGTAAAACTTAACGGTGCAGTAAAAATTTGTAGTGAAAAGGCTCAAGATGTCGGCCCACTGCCGCGCAGTGAGGTAGTTCCATGACATGGAGACTTTTGCTACATCATGTCGCACGACAGCGCCAACAACTTTACCCTGAACATTTCGTCCAGAGTCCACGATCGTGCTAGTCGTTCCCTCATAAGAGGATGGTTCCGGCAGCTCTACGCCATTCACCGTAACCAGTGCAGGAATATTGGCCATCTGAACCACCCTTTCTTAGTAAGAGTAAACTTCAGTACCCATAATGGACATGCCGCGTTCTTTCTGCGTTTTTTCAACGGAAGCAGTGAGCTGCTTGCCATCAAGGTAAACTTTCACGTCCCTGCCATCAGAAATTTCCTCTCCGTAGCGCTGCCATATATCGAGGAATGCATTGTAGCAGCCGTTGTACACAGCATCCCTCATCTCTTCGGAGTTTCCTCCGGCCGCAGAATAGGTTCCGCTGTAAGAAGAGCTAGACGTCGAGGAATTATAGCTGGAGCTTCCGACGTACTGAGATGTATCGCTGTAACTGCCGGTAGACCGGCTGCCGCCAAGTTTCGACACGATGCCAGCAATCGCAACTCCAAGGGTTGCGGCGGCGGCAAGGGCCACGATGCCAGCTGGAATGCCAAAAATCGTAGCACTGAGGGCAGCACCCACAGCAGAAAGCATTCCTGCCACTGCGGTTCCGATGGTGCTTACCAGACTTGCAAACCCGGCAAAAATCGTCGGGAAAGAGCTGAGTAAACCACCAGAGAGCGCCGCACTGATGGCTTTAGCTGCCGTTGCGAGAGGAGACTTCACGTTTCCGAAAGCCTGCGTAATACCAGAAAGCATCGTCTGAGTTTCAGAGGAAACCTTTCCGAAGTTCTGAGTCAGTGCGCTTACCAGATTTTTGCCAATGGTAGCGGCTGTATTCAGCAGAGAAGAAGCTTGATTTTTCAGTTCTTTACTCAGTCTGCCAAGCAAATCGCTTGCAACGGACTTGACGCGTTTACGCTGCTCATCGCCCATAGCACCCCAAATGCCGGCAGCAATAGTAGTGCCAACCGTTTTCCAATCTCCGCTCTGTGCGGCCTGAATGAAAGTTTGCACCGTACCTAAGAAGTTGGTTTTAAGGTTGTTATCGAGTTCGGCCCACTTAGAGTCTAGCCCGGAAATGATGCCGTTGACGTAGCTTGTGCCGCAGTCAATGCCATAGTTCGCCATCTCTTCGCCCTTGAGCTTGGTGGCGTCTACGAGTTTATTCATAGCATCGTTGACGTAACCGAGAGCACCAGTAATGCCGTTGGCAAGGCCTTGAACGACGTAGCTGCCAATCCATTCAAACCACTTAGAGGGAGAGTGAATATCAAGTTCATCTTGAGCGGTTTTCTTGATTTCATCGGTCAACTGTTTGGTCGCGTCATTTGACACATTGGTGTTCCCCGTGATGCCCTTCGTGATGCCATCAATAATGTTTTTTCCGACGCTTAACGGATTAAACTTAGAAACTTTATCAATCAGTTTTCCGAACCACGTTACAGCGTCTTTGATTCCATTGATTACATCAGCAATCAAGAGAACAAATTTTTCCGCAAAGTTTCCATTGGCGGCGATGGCAAGGCGGTCTGATTCGTCTACGCCTTTAATAATCCATCCAATGAACACGCCCATGTCGTGGATAACTTGCGCAAGAGACGCGATTGCACCTTCAAGAAAATTTCCATTCATCTGGATGTCGAGCATTTCCGTTTCAGAAACGCCATTTTGAATCCATCCGATAAGAATTGCAAAATCATTGATAAGATTTCCGAGAGCAGTTATGATGTCTGCCACTGTTTCGGCCGCAATCGTGCCGAAATTCACGAAAGCATCATGCCAATCAGATTTCAGCTGAAATGCTTCTGCTTCGCTTTCACTGCCAAGACCACGCACGGCGACAGAGACGGCTTCGAAACCAAGAACGGCAAGACCAGCAACGGGATGCCCGCTAATAGTCAAACCGATTCCGATAAGCGTCATGACCAAATCGCCCAAATCGAGGTCAAGGTCTTTGACGACTTTTTGAATTGTCTCGAATGCAGTAGAGATTTTCCCCTGCCATTCCTCAGGAATCAAATTCCAAATTGCTTGACCGAGATTAGAAAGAGCTTCTTTTAGCCATTTGATAGACTCGCCAAGTTTCCCATCAGTCAAAGAGATGTTCCAGCCTTGCGTAAACCCAAGACCCGCAAGGTAAATCAAATCCTTGATACGGGTCAAACCTTGCCGGAAATTTTCGCTATTTTGATAAAGTTGAACAAATCGACCAACGATAAGGGCGACCGTCCCGGCTACTAGAAGTAGCTCTGGATTAAGACCACCAACGATTTTCCCGAGCTTGTATGCCCAATCATGAGTGTCTTTCAACGCAGTAAGGAGCGCATTCCCGATAGCCCATGCGGCAAAACCGGCGCCGATAGCAGCAACAATAGGAGCAAGTTTGCGAAGTTTTTCCTTGATTTCATCCACAGTGTTGCCAACATAGTTCTTGAACATATCGTAGCCGGACAGGTCTACATCGCCCAAGATGTTGCCAGCAGATGCGCCGCCGCCAGAGCCAGAGCTTCCCTGTGTGGGGTCAATGATGTTCAGCTCATCAAAGCCCATCGTGTAGTCATTGAGGGCTTTGGCAGCTTTCTTGGTGGAGTCTGCCGTGTCATCCATTGCGTCACCGATGCCACCAACGCTGTCAGCACTCTTGGTGAAATCAGTGAACACGACCTTCACGCCCATCAGCTTTGCCACCCACTCGACAAACTCTCGAATGAGCTGAACAGCGGCAATCAGCGGGGGAAGAATGGATTTCAGGGCGGGGTAGAGCAGAGAACCAACAGACTTCGCCAACATATCCAGCTGCGCTTTCAAAATCTTAATCTGGTTTGCGGGGCTTTGGATGGTCTGTGCAAGGTTGCCCTGTACGTTGGCAGTCTGCTTCATAATGGCAATGTAACGAAGAACCGCCTTGTCTGCCTGAGACAGACTAGAAACCTGCTTGTTAAAGCCCAAAGCAAGAAGTTCTTGCTGTAACCGTGCCTGAGTTAGGTCAATGCCCAAACGGCGAATAGGCTCAATCTCACCAGAGATTGCGGAAGACATTGCGGTAAAGGTCTCTGCAACGTCCTTGTTCCAATAGGAACCTTCATCATAGGCAAGCTGGGTCAGGTTCTTAGACAGAATGTATGCCTTGTCGCTGGTCAGACCAAACGAAGTACCCAAGCTCTGGATGGTAGCCATGTAGGTCATCGCTTTGGTCGGGTCAACGTCAAGCAAACCCTGCATCTTGCTAATGAGCGTATCGGCTTCACCGCTCAAATTGCCCATAGCATTATGGAACAGGTCTGTTGCTTCGTAGAAGTCATTGAACTTCGCAACAGCGTTGCCAAGATACTCGGCGATAGCTTTCAACGAAACCAGCTTTGCCATGTTCCGCATGAAACCATTCATCTGATTGGACAGACTGAGATAGCTCTTGCGCTGCTTCTCGTTTGCAGCAGTCACACGATTTGCCTGTGTAACCACCTTGCTCAACTGCGGAGGGAGCTTTGCAAATGCATTGCCCACCTTGTCAAGCTGAGATGCAAGGGGAGCAAGAGCAGCAGAAATCTTCTGACAAGAGCTTGCAAAAGAATCAAGGTCAGTCGCTTTCAGCTTGTCGGTCAGGTCAGGAACCTTTCCAATCGCATTGAAAGCACTGCCAAGAGCTTTAAGGTTCGATGCGTCCAGAATGGACAGCGGAGCCAAAGCGTTAGTGAGCTGAGTAATGCTTCCAGACATGGAGTAAAAGTCCACTCCGTTCAAGCTAGACACAGCCGCAGGAATCTTCTTGATGGCGTTCACGACCGTGTTGATACTTTTTGCGCTTGCGGTCGGGTTTACGTTGGAAAGTACATTTAGAAAACTGGTGATTTTGTCCAGCCCAGACATTCCAGCGGACGCCTGTTTCAGCGTTGCAATGGAACCGGCCAGCTTGTCAAGGCTGTTTACAACCTTCGTGACATTTCCTTTTGTTCGCAAATTAGAAATGGCGGTAGCGAGCTTGTCGATATTAAGCTCTGCACCCTGCGATTCCGCAGAAATCTCTACGGATAAGCTCGTAATATCAACATCAGCCATCACTACCACCATCACTTTCCATCATAGAGAACATCATTCTCTTGATTCGCTCCTGCGCCTCAACTGCGCGTTGGTATTCATACTCGTCTTTCTCCTTTTGGGTAAGGGGAATCGGTCTATCCATGTACTTGATGGGGCTAGACCCTTTCTTTCGGAACATATTGCCAACCGTAGAGGAAAGCGCAGATGCCATGTAAAAGCCATTTCTCCACGCTTCCGTGTTGGCTCTGCGTTCTCGCAGCTCCTCTGCGTCACGGTAGATCTTCGCCAGCCAGACATCGCCGTACCAGAACTGGTCGTAGGTCATGCCAATGGAGATGTAATAGGCTTCTACATCATGGAACAGCTTGGAGAAGGAAAATGACTCCCCCTCTCCGTCTGATCCCTGAGATTGTGCGGTTACACAATCTCCCACGTTGCGTTTTTTGCGGTCTTGTCCTCAGTGTCAGTTGCCAGCAGAGACTTAGAAGCGTCCATGAACATCTCAAGCAGAACGCCCATCAGGTCTTCCTTATCCTCGATGTGCTGGAACATTTCGTCCACGACCTTGCGCTTGATGCCCTTGTTCCGTGCGATGAAAGCGCCGTAGAACAGGGCACGAGAGTTAGACAGCAGATTGGTCATCTGGGTGTACTGGCCAATCTGAAAACCTGCACGCTCGGTGGCTTCCACGCTGTCACGGGTGAAGGTCAGCTCGTAAGTGTTTTTGCCATCGGGGGAATGAAAGTTGATAACCTTAGCAGCCATAATAAATGCTCTCCTTTATAAATAGGGGCAGAACCAAATCCGTTGTTCAGTTCTGCCCGGTTTGATTGATTCGATTTTTGCGGTTTAGCCGCCATTGACAGTCAGGGTCTCGCTGAACTCAGGCTTCTTGGTGAAGATGCAGTTGATGGTCATTTCAACAACCTCGTCCACGCCAAAGCCGGACAAGCCAACCTGATGCATACCCTGCCAAGTAAAGCCGGAGCCGTCCTGCATCTTCAGGGCGTAGTACTTCACGGTGTTGCTCTCGGAAGTCTCATCGTAGCCAGCTTCCTTGACCTTCTTGTAGTCAGTCTTGTTGTAGTTGGCAGTAAAGGACTTGGTGTCACTCTGGATAATGCCAAAGATGTTGACCTGCATGGGGTCAGACAAAGTGGTGGCATCCAGAAGGTTCGGCTCAGAGATCAGGTCGGGTACATCCTTGATGTCGCACAGCTTCGTCAGAGCGGTTGCGCTGTCGCCACAATATAGGGTGGTATTCAGACCGGAGATAGCAGTACTCATAGAATGTTTACCTCCTTATTTTCGGTAAATCATTCCGTCCTCTCCGATTGTTGCCCCATAGCTGCAATCAATCCGATAGACGGAATTGTTGTACAGCCCATTCAACGGGGCAAACGATTTTCGATAGAAATTGAGCGGTTCCAATACAGAATCCACGATGTCCACAATGGAGCGGGCTTCTGCAATGCGTCCGCTGGTTTTGTTGGAATAGACCCGCACGCGCAGGGAAATGGCAGCATACTTGCTTCGGCTGGCAGAATCACGATGAACCGGGAGATTGCTGTTTTCCTCTATCTGCACACATGGAAACTTTTTGACGTTGCTGTCATTGATTTCGCCAGTGACGAAGATACCAGGCACTTGCTTTCGCAGTTCCTTGGCAACAGCTGTAAAGATAGAATTGAAATAATCAATCAACTATTCCAAACCTCCCTCCACGTTGCTTCTACCTGAGAAGCCATTTCTTCAACAGCTCCCCACATAGCCATAGCTGGTTCGTTACCGCTGGTGTAATTCAACTGTCCCTTGCCGGGAACGGTATCCACATAGGTTCCGGCATTACCGGGGTCACCGTAGTAGTACCAACGTCTGCCAGCACCCTTGCCTTGACCATAGGAGCCATGCGCACCAACACCGGGCGGCAGTTCGCCGCCATATCCGTTGTGATGTGCACCGGTACCAAACTCGATAAAGGCGACTGACTTGCCCTCTGCAATGATGGTGCAAATGTTTCCGTTCTGCTCAACACGACAAGAGACATCGTTGCTACCGGCATATTCTGCATTTGCAAAGCGAACTTTCGCTACATCAAGCCCTTTGTCAGCCAATGACTTTGCAAACTCTTGCGCCTTTTTGTTCAGGGTGGTCTCGTACTCCCGTATCTGACGTTCCGCATCGCGAAGTCCGGCATCGCTCAACCTCACTTTAATTTTCACTTGCAGCCACCTCTTTCAGCGCATACAACGTGTCCGTAATATGCTCTGCGACCTTGACCACAGTGTAATTGAAGGGCTTTGAAACGTCCGTCTGAAACCAGACGCGCGTACCTTCATAAAGCGGTGTGTTGCGCTTCTTGCTGGACGAACTGACAACGTAACTGTAATCCGTGAACGCTCCAAAAGGGCTTGCTTCCGCAGCGCCAGTAGGCGGGCTGACATTCAGCATCAGCTTTGCGGGGTCACTCCACGTCTGCGATGTTTCGCCGGTTTCGTTTCCCCACTCGTCCACAACAGGCGTTTTTTCGCCGACCGGGTTTGAGTACCACAGCGGGCGTTTATCCAGCGGGCTTCCATTGAACATCAGCCGATAACACCTACTCTCGGAACCACTTCATTCAGCAGGGACTGCGCCACATCGGAGCTTTCCCACACACGAGTAATGCCGTTGTTGGTATAGCTCGTCTGTCCGTTTGCGCCGATGTGGTTGTACAGTTCCGCTGCAATGCGTATTTGCAACGACTGATACTGCGAGGGCAGCTCGTCCGGTCTGTTGCCGAAAGGATAACCCTGCGCAAATATCTTGTCTTTGGCGAAATCAAGCAGCAGGTCGAAGAGTGGGTAGTCCTCGTCCGTGATTTCACGGTCAAGTGCAGGGGCGATGTACTGCCCCAGCTTGACTGCCGCTTCGGAATACTGGTCTCCCATACTGCTTTCCTCCTTTCGCCTTAGTAAGCCTTGATGCAGTACACAGCGTCCATGCGCTCAAAGGACGGCAGGACAATCTCAGAAGCATAGACGTTGGCGTTGACCGGATGAACGGTTAGCTCAGTGGTGATGGCAACGCCGGTGTTCACGATGGACACGGATGCACCAGACTGGCCGGACAGCAGGTCGGCTTCCTCAGGAGTAGTGCCGTACCAGACATTGCCCAGTGCGCCAGCAGGGGTAACGACCACCATGCCGTCAGGCAGATACTTCTCGCTTGCGCTGTACTGGTCTGCCTTGAACATCTTGTCGTACAGATGAATCTTCAGACCGGTTGCGGACTCGATAATCTGCCGTGCTTCGGTATCCAGCAGAACGGCGTTCGCCTTTGCGGTGACGGTCATGAACCGATTCTTCACCTCGTCCGCAGCAATCATGTTGCGGAAGGTAGCGGTGTTCATGTACACCTCAGTCACGACCTCGCCCACGCTTGCCAGAACAGCGTCCTTTGCGGCGTTCAGGTCAGCAATGGGGGTAGCGGTGGTGACGTTCCACTTAGACTTCGCGACAGAGACTTCCTTGTAGTTGGTAGACTTCCAAGTGCCGTCCGGGTCGTAGTTGTAGGTGTAGTTCACGCCGTTTGCCTTAATGGTGATGCCGGGAACGCCATTGATGGGAGCCAGCAGCTGCCAAATCATGCGCTCAGGAACGATGCGTGCGCCAGTGATAAGCTGTGCAGTATCATCGTACAGGCGATTCATCACATCACGAGCATAGGGGTCGTTGCTGTCCAGAACACGCAGGATTTCCTGACGGTCTTTCTCGCCCAGATGATAGCCCTCACGGAAGAACGGCATCTCAGTCTCATCAAACTTGAAGCCCTCACGGGTGCGGAACGTAGCCTTTGCGTCAAATGCGCTGGGCATCAGGGAAACGCCCACGCCCTTGTGACCACGCAGCCACTTCAGGTCGAGACCGGCCTTCTTCTTTGCGGGGAACAGTGCGTCCGATGCAAAAGGCATCGCGTTGGCGGGGTCGTTCGTCCAATAGGCGGCAATCGCAGCCGGGGCAAAGACTTCCTTAAGATTCAGTGCCATGTTGTTTTGCCTCCTATCAAGCGTTTACGCTGATGTTGTCACGGCAGAAGATGCCGGGGACGGCGGTCTTGAGTGCCTTGATTGCGTCAGCGTCAAAGGTGAAGCTGGAACTTGCTGCCGCCTTCTTGGTGTCGATAACGCCACGAATCAGCAGGGAAGCATTGGGGTTCTCTGCCGGGTCAACGTCGTACAGCAGGATGCCGTCAGCGTTGATGGTCTTAGAACCAGTCTCGCCAGCAGTAACAGCTTTCTTGCCAGCCAGCGTCATAGGATAGCCAGCCTTAACCGCAGCAGTTTCGGTCACGGTAAAAGGAATGGCGGTGTAGTCATTGGAAGCAAGGATGGTATCGTTGATTCCGTTGACCGTATTTCGGATAAACTTCATGTTTTCCTCCTTGTTAATGGAAAGCACTCATTGCGTCACTCGATGCCTTAGAAGTATTTGCGTTCTGCTGTGCAAGGCTCTTAGCAAACGCCACGCCTTCGCTGTCAGAGTCGCCTTTCCCATCCGCACCCGGAGGTGTAGGCATATCCTTCAGCAGAGAAGCCTTGTATGCGGTGTCGTGGGCGGTCATAAACTCCGACTGGAACTTAAAAACCTTGTCCATGTCACCGTCAGCCAGTGCAGATGCAGCCTTGTTGGCAAGTTCAGCGTCATAACCCTGCGCAACGAACTTCTCACGGTAAGATGCAAGGGTCTTTTCCTTGACGAGGTTCTCCTTGTCGGCAGTCAGGGCTTCAATCTGCTTCTGCATCTCTGCCAGCTTGTCAGCCTGTTCCTGTGCGGCATTCTCGTCATCGGTACGCTTTGCCTTGAGCTGCTTCTTGTACTCAGCAGCTTCGCCATTGGCTTTCGTCACGGCGTTGCGTAGCTTCTCGACTTCTGCGTTAGGGTCTGCAACCTTTTCAAGCGCAGAAATGATTTCATCGGCGGTCATGCCCTCTTTGTAGGCATCACCAAGCAACACATTGAGTTTCATATCGTTAATTTCCTCCTGCGTTTTTTTACCGTTGCTTCCCTGCAACGCTGCGAAATTTGTAACCCGGCTTCCCTGCCGGAATATATCAGCCCGCTTATGCGGATTGATTTTTAGTTGATTAGTTCCCCTGCGCCGTTGTAAACCAGTTCTGCTTTCGCAACATCAGGAGCAGCGAAAACGGTCGGAACAAGATAGACCGGAACGCCATACAACTTTGCAGCGTCAATTTCTACAGTGCAGCCGTTATACTGAAAGGCGTTATCGCCGCAAATGCCGATAAAATAATCAGCCTGTGCGAGAAGCTCAATGCTCTTGCCAAGATACCAAAGTCCTTCAGTTCTGCACTTAGGTGGGTTATCTTCGATATAAGTTGGGATAATCTCAAGGCTTTCGCCGTACACTGCTTCGGCAATCTTGTGCAAACGGTCAAACGTCATCCGAATATTTTCTTCCGACCGATTCTTCATCGGGCAGGAAATAAACAGCTTCTTCATTTTTGCTCTCCTTCCTTTGCATTAGCCTGTTCTCCAACCATTTTGTCGTTGTCAGCAATATGGTCTGTGGGCTGTTTCTGCGGCTTCGGTGCTTTCCCGTCCTCTCCCAGCTTGCCAGCGACAATCAGGAACGGCTTGCTCATTTCGTAAGCAGCCTGTGGGTCAGGGAACAGACCGGGTGTAGTGAACGCCAACTGCGGGTCAATTGGCTGCTGAATCATCTGCGCAAAAATCTGAACCTTGCTCTGCTGGTTGTCATACTGGCGGCGGGGCAGCTTGATGTTGATGTCACTTGCCATCAGCTTAGAACCAGCCGTATCACGCAAGATTTTCAGCATTACAGACAGGCTCTGACGCTCAGCATACTTGAACATATTCTCGTACTGCTGCGCCCTTGCTTCGGTGTGATTCCAGCCATTACGGACAATGACTGCGCCCACGTTGTCAGATGTCGCGTTCTCGCTTCCAGTGGCACTAGGCATGGCAGTCAGACTGCGGTACACGTTCAGCATAGAATCAAGCAAGGTCTGGCTCTGCTGCTGGTCAAGCTCGTTTGCAATCTGCGACACAGAAGCGGGCAGACCAGAAGTGGATTTCAGGCACATTGCGCCAAGTTCCTTCACTTGGTCGAGAGCGTCCTTGTCCACAAGGCAGTTGGTAAACACCATGATGGATTGGATGAATTGCGCCACGCCGTCCAAACGGTTGCTTTCAAGGTCGTTGATGGCATCCAGCACAGGGATAGCCGGTTCAAACAAGCCCATTCGCTCCGGGTTCAGCTTGTATTCGACCATCGGCAGCATTCCAAGAGAATGGTTCTCCGATTTCGTAACCTTGCCGTTGTCGATTTCAAAGTACTGGTTTGGTGTATACACGCAAATTAGGTCGTTCAGGTCATTCTGATAATTGCGTGGGATGTGCAGAATGTTAGCGATGGGCTTGTGACCGATGCCGGAGTTGTAAATCACATACGCCATATCCGGGTCGGGAACATCCACCAGTAGGGGCGTTTCGTCCGGGTAGTTGCCGTTGTACCCCTTATCAGGGAGAACAATGCGGTATCCCTGTCCGCACTCCAGCATCCACTGCCAGAGCCGCCGATCAAGCGCATCTTTGCCCTCATACTGCAAAGCGTTGGACAGGCGGGCGATTTCCTCACCGTCACCTGTTGCCGTTTCAGACCGCACATAAGAGCAGGGAGTGCCGCTCATGTAGCCTGTGTAGAAGCCCACGCACTCATTGGCGTGGTTCTCTACAATGCGATTGGTAATTTCAGCGTGATACTCCTTCGTGCGATTGAGGACAGGCTGACTACCCAAATAGTAGTTGTGTAGAAAGCGAATCTCGTTCTTGTTCAGCAGATGAATAGGTTCTGCCTTGCCCATGACCACTTTCAGCACGTTTGCCCGATTGATTTCTGTCTCCGGCGTTTCAATCGGTCTACGTCCAGTCAGCGGCTCATTCAAAAAGCCGCCAACGACCATCTGATACTCAGCCATGCGTTCCTCCTTTCTGGCAAAATAAAAAGCGCAGCAAGACAAACCTGTTAAGGTCTATCTCACTGCGCCAAAACTGCGCTTCAAAAGCTATTTACTTTTCCGGCGGATGGATGATTTTCACCCATCCTTCCCTTGTGTCTCCTTCAATAACACCCTTGCATCTGTCGCACTTGAAATGGTATCGTCCGTCTACTTCGCCAAGATAGCGGTTGCAACGGACGTTCTTATAGATGGGATTCTGCCTGATACAAGGGCAACAGATTCTAACTAGCATAAACGCTCCTTTCGTTGGATTTCTGGAAACAGGCTGTTGAGCACAGACCTGTTGGAAGCTACTGGGAAACTGTTCGCACTACCAGTCATGCTAGGCTCTGACTTGTCGGGTGTCGAGAGCCACGATTTGCTCCATCCAGGGCAAATCGCTGATGGATACAGAGGATGGATTTAAACCACCGACCTTCGGGCTATGAACCCGACGAGCTACCAGACTGCTCCACTCTGTGTCATGTACCCGGCTTGATTTACCGTTGCTCTTTGAAATGAGAAATAGCCTAAAACTCATTTCATCGAGAGCCGGGAATAACGGGGGAGGTTGTCATAAGGAGAATTTTTCCATGCAATCCTTGAGGAATCGTTGTGCTGCGTAACGGAATCGAACCGTTGCTTGCCAGCCGTGGGGGAGACAGGCTGACATTCCCAACCAACAGGAAACGCAACATATAAAGTCCGGCGAAGGCGAAAGAGTAAGAAAACCTTCGCCGGTGAAAGGAGGAATATGCTTGTTGACACGCACGCGAGTAAAATGACAAAACCCCGCGTGCAAGCTATTCCTTTAAGGGAAGCCGCAAAACTTCCTGTGTACATTATAAGCCTTGTCAAGTGGTAAAATCAAATAAATAGACCCAGCGAACACAATATATTGTGTTTTTAATCAAAATGGCCTCTTGACAGGCTCAATTTTACTGATTCCGTTATACAATTCATCGGCAAGCTGTGCCAGACTGTCCGGTGCATCATCGTGCGGAACTTTGCCAAGCTGTGTGAACATCGTCACCTGTTCCATGAACGCCTTGTACTCTTTCGACTGGTGTTTCTCGTCAAGGAAATAGAACCGTTTGATGTCCGGCGCATACTGGATGATTCTTGACAGTTTGCTTTGGCCACTTGGCGCACGCTGGCTACGAACAGAGCAGTGATAGCCTTGTTGTCGGAGCTGGCTGTCTACCACGTCACAATATTCATCGCCGCCGTTGTTAGCTTCGCCACGCACCACGTTGATTTTGTGCTGGATGATTTTACCCACGACTTCCGGTCTGGTCACGGTCTTATCGCCGTTGCTGAACACAAGGTCAGGGATGAACACGGCATCTCCATACACATAGGCGATAGGGCAAGCTGTGAAGTCGCCGCCGCCCCATGCAATATCCATGACCATGAGCTTGCGATCAGGCTCTCCGTCAGGCAGAACACCGTTGAAATGCCGCAGTTCATCGGCAGGAAACAGCAGACCTTCACGCACATAAGGCTTGCCCATGTACTTTGCCCACCATGTTGCATCGTCAATGCTGGCTTTCATGTCGGCATAGTAGGCATCGTCAAAGCCAACGCCATAGTCATAATTGAAGTTGCTGTGTCCGTTCTCATCCACCGCAGGAATCACACGGAATCTGTACTTCGGGTTGTCTGCATACTGGTTCTGGATGCGTCCCAGAGGGTCAAGCACATTCCAGCGTGTGCCGACCATCAGCTCTAATGCACCTTGCTTTTTGCGGTCTTTCAACTGGTTCAGATAGGCATCGTATTTGTTGTTCAGACGCTCAACGTTCAGGCTTTCCTCCAAGTCTTCAATCAAGTCATCGCTGTACAGAACGCCGCCCTCACCGATTTCAACAGCACCAGTCAGCGTACCTCCAATAGAGCGGCAGGTCAGGGTGGGGAAGCGCTTCTTTCGGTTCAGGTCAACGCTTTCGTCCTTTGCGCTCTTATCCACAAGCTGAACGTCAGGGAAGATTTTGCCCCAGTTGTAGGTAACGGGGTCGGTGATGATGGACAGCACTTCGCCGTAGAAGCCATTGGTCAGTTTGTCGGAATGTCCGCTCATAACCGATGCAACGTCAGGACGATTGCCCATCAGCCATGTGATGAAAAATATACAAAGAGTTGATTTTCCTGTTCTCGGAGCCATAGAAATTCCCAAGAAATCTACACGATGGAAAAACAAATCCTCTAGGTCATTAACAAGCGTGTGGAGAATACGTCTGCGTGGCTGATAGAACTTCTTCTCAGGCGCACGATTCCATTCGAGGTAGATGCAATAGCTGTCAAACACATCCTTTGCTTCAAACAGGTACGTTCGGCTGATAATATCATAGACCTTCGCCACGTCCTCGCCTGTTTTCATCTTGCCCATCATGGATGCACATACGGAGCGCAACTCACCAGAGTATTTGTAGGCATCGAACCGCTTATCCTGCGGCAGGGCATCTCTTAGATTCACCACCGCCTGAAACCAGTCCTCGTAGACCTGTGCTTCGGTCGGATTCTGCTTTGCATACGCTTTGATGCTGTCGATGATGGCGATACACTGCTTTGGCTGCATAAAAAAATAGGCACCCCCTACCTGAAAATGTAAAGAGTGCCTACAACTGCACAAAAATCAAATATTCGGTTTTTATTCTAGGTTGCGAACAACGTCAACTGAAAACGCCAGCTAGCACAATGCTAATCAGCCCTGCAACAACGCTGGTCAGGACGCCGCAAGCAAATCCTATCCCACGTTCTTTCCACTGTTCAATCTTTTCCAACCTATGGATTTTCTTGTAGTTCCTCGCACGTTCCAACAGCCAGAATGCTGTGTGCTGCGTGTCGCCCCAGCGTATCAGCCCATCGTTGGCAAGGGATTCAAGAACGAACTGCGCCGTAAAGTCCAGCTTGTCTTGCAGGGCTTTTACGGAATAAAAACCATTCGGGAGGTCAGGCTCATAGGTGTTTAGCGTGTCGATCAGGTGCTTCATGTTGTCACTAAGTATCACAGAACGCACCTCGCAACCACAACCACGATGAAGAACCCGGTAAGCAGTCCAACGACCGCTCCTGCAAGCCAGTCATACGAGTTTCTGTTGTTCCACTTATCCATAGGCTCTTGCTCCTTTCACCTGTTCTGTTCAGCAATCCGATACCATGTCTGGCGGGTCACGCCAAGCTGTTTTGCGGCATCTGTGACCGTGAGAATGCGCTTCTCAACCTGCTCATGGAGAACGTCAAAGAGGTTGCGGTCATACTCGGTGGGCTTGCGGCCTTTATAAACGCCTTTCTGCTTTGCCACTTCGATGCCCTCTTGCTGGCGGTCGAGCATATTCTGTCGTTCAAATTCGTTGATGGCTGCAATCATCGTGAGCATCAGCTTACCGGTGGGTGTGCCTGTATCTAGGTTCTCTTTATCACTGGCGAGGTGTACGCCGTTAGCTTGCAGCGTTTCAACCATTTCAAGCAAGTCCTTCGTGCTACGGGCAAGGCGGCTGAAATCGTGGATAAACACGGTATCGCCCGGCTGAACCGATTTAAGCATCTTCTGCAACTCCGGTCTATCCATATTCTTGCCAGAGACCTTTTCGATAAACCAACGGTCAATGTTATGCCGCTTCAACGCTTCTACCTGTCGTGCCTCATTCTGTTCGACAGTAGATACACGAACATACGCTACATTCATTCAGAACCGCCGTCCTTTGCTCTTTTGGGGTATTCCAACCGGTAAAAATCTTCTTTGTCCTTTTTGATGGTTTTAGGACGAATGATAATTTCGTAGCCAAGTTCATCTGCAAATTGTGCAAATTTCTCTGCGCTCAGTTCTCCACGATTCAGCCTATCCGTGACGCTCGTTGCTGCTTTATAACCAAGTTTTTTTGCGAGAACCTTGTAAGTTATTTTCGGATGAGAATTTACAACCATGTCTTTAATAATTTCTGCGGCTCTCATTTTTTGCTCCCTCTTTCTTTTTGCTGGCTTCAGTATACCACAAACGTATTTATACGTCAAGCGTAAATTTACGTTCTATGTATATATAAATATACTATACTCTGTAAATACAGAGTATAGTAGTATAAGAACGTTAATCATTTTACACGAAAACGTGTATACGCTTTATTTTTGAGCCATTCTGAATCTGTAAAGTATATTTTCTTCAAACTTCCATATTGACAAGTGTTCAATATCTGGTATATACTATCATCAGCAACAAAGCGAGGTGATGAAGTTGCAGAAAGTAGCAGAGCCATCTAAAAACGAATCTATGCGTATGGTTTCGTTCAGACTTAGCGAAGAGGATATCGAAAAAATCACATTTTGCGCCAATGCTCTGGATGGAACCAAGAGCGATGTTGTAAGAATGGGGATTGATCTAATCTTCAACGTTGCAGAACGCATAAAAAAATAAGCTATCAGCACCCACCTACCAAAGTTTAGCTGATAGCTTATCCGTTACAAAAAGAAGGTACTGCACCACCAAGGGGGCAGTCTCCCTTTTCGGAATCTATTATACCAAAAAGGGCTGTTCTCCGCAAGAGTTAGGAGCAAAAAACATGAACTTTCCAACGAAAACCGAAGAATTTCTGAAAGCCTTCGCACACGGAAAAGAGCCGACCAGCGAGGACAGGGAGTACGCAGAAGCACTGGGCAAGCTGTCCGAACTGAACTACCGGGCAGGGTACGAAGCGGGAGTAGCCAAAAATAAGGGCTGAGTTTTGTGCAAATCTACAAACTTTTAGATTTTGTACAGATACCAGTACTACATTAAGCGTTTGCGTAATTGACAAGCCACAACATATTGCGTATACTGGTTGCACCCACATGAAGGGAGGTGAGTTTATGTACAGTCCTTATCTCGAACGCCACAATCACACGTTCACTGTTGCGCTGACCGAACGGCAGTTCCAGTGGCTGAAAGCCTATTGCACCGAACACAAGGTCGCACAGGCCGCAGCCATCCGTGACACGTTCTTTGAGGTGCATCCCATCCCGGAGACCGATGAAAACGAAAAATGATACGCTCGCTAAAGTTACCAGCCACAGCGAACGTATCATAAACAACACTGGAACAAGCTGTTCCAGCCTTATTATAGCAGGAATTGGCTTGTTCCGCAAGAACCATAGGAGTTTTTATGGAACAAAAGGTTAAATATGCTATCAATCTTATTAGCGAAAACGGACAAGTTGTCGTTTCCAGCCGTGAAGTGGCAGAGAACTTCGGAAAGGAGCACCGCAACGTTATTCAGAGCATCGAAAACATCAGCGCTGAAAATTCAGCCGTGACCCAGATGTTCTTCAAAACCACTTACACTGCCGGTACTGGCAAGTCTTATCCCATGTATCTGATGAACCGTGACGGCTTCACGCTCCTTGCTATGGGATTCACCGGCAAGGAAGCCCTTGAATGGAAACTCAAGTACATTGACGCTTTCAATCAGATGGAGCAGAAGTTGACCAACCCGGAGCCTGAATCCACGGAAATGCTGTTGAGCCGCGCTCTGATCGCCGCTAACAGTGTTATCGACACGGAGCGCAAGAAGGTAAAGGCTCTTGAAGCGGAAAACGCCAAGATGAAGCCTGATTCCGACTACGCAAAGGCGATGCTACTCTCCGATGAAAGCCTGACCACCACGCAAATTGCAATGAACTACGGCCTGACCGCTCGGAAACTGAACAAGATTCTTGAAGAAATGGGCATCCAGCACGTTGTGAACAAGCAGTGGATTCCATACAAGAAGTATCTTGGCAACGGATACGTTGTTGGTCATCCGATCGAGTTGCCGAACGGCAAGACGAAAGAGGTCACCCGCTGGACGAGAGCCGGTCAGAAGTTCATTTATAGCAAGCTTAAAGAAGCGGGCTATCTGCCTGTTGGTGAGCAGATTAGAATGGAGACGTGCTGATGGACTACTCGGAAGAAATGTTTCGGCTACAAGCTGAGAATGAAGAGCACAAAGCTGTTTTAGAAAAAAGCCATGAAATCCTTAATCAGGCATTAGAAATCATCATGCCAGAGGATAAGCGGTCAAGAGAAGTTGTAAGTGTAGCGCTAGCAACGTCCGTACAACATTTTTGCGAGGACAGCTATTCAATGGGATACAATGATTGTTTGCTCGACATTCTCAGGGAAAAGGAAGAAGTAAGCGCTCCTATCATGTTCCCAACACTTAAATCGTAAATAACCAATAAGAAAAGCCAGTGGTTAGAAAATATCTAGCCGCTGGCTTTTTTCGTTTAGGTCAACCCGCTACGAACGAAGCGGAAAGCATAAATTCAAGGTAAGCGAAGATAATAAGCATGACAACTATAAGCACAACTTTGCCAGCACTTATATATTTTCTGTTTTTGCCGCCACATTCAGGACAGGTCTTAGCCGTTTTAGAAATCATGTGACCGCAGTGTTCGCAAGGAATCAAATCGCTCTTAGGCGTTTTGTTTTCCATTATGTTCTCCTTATTCATCCACGAGGTCTGCGTACTTGACTTCAATGCGAGGGAGTTCATCAGTGGTGCTGGTCAATGCTCTTGTGATTTTCTCAAGCCCGGTAAACTCACCATAGACGTTGATAATGTCATCTTCCAGAATCTTCACGGCATCGCCACCACGCTTATCCAGCATATAATATTCGTCATCGGCATAGAATCCGTATCCGCTGTTGTCAGTGTAGGTTCTCCACGCTTTTTCGCTACCGGAGAAGTTTGCATCAATAATCTGCGAGACCTTTACCTTGACTACAATCTTAGTTCCTTCATACTTTTCAGGATAACGGCACAGTTCCTTATAGTCCACATTCTGGCACTCTGCCTTGTAATCGTCCTCGCTGATTTCCGGCACAGACGCAACAGAAGAAGCGGTCGATGCACTTGCCTTGCCAGACGTAGCGTCCTTGTAACCTTCTTCAAAGCCCTTCTTGCCGCTATCGCTAGAGCCACCAATAGCAGACAAGACAATCAAAACAATGATGGCAATGAACCACCAGCGCTTGTAGATGGGCGGCTTGTTCTTACCGCCACACTGAGGGCAGACCTTTGCACTTGCGGCAATCTCTGCCCCACAGTGCTTGCACGTTGTCATTTTGCTTTTAGCCATTGTAGATTCCTCCATTTTCTATTTATATGGCACTTGCAATGCCATGTATCATAAGATATGCGCCACAAGCCATAACAGCCACTGCAATGATTATTTCCCATATTGAAGCGGCAATCTTTTCGTTTTTTTCTCTCTTTTCTTTGTTCTTGTCATTCTTTTGGTTCATTACAGATTCCTCCCTTTCAAGGCTTGTAAAACAAGTATAACACAGAACACAGACCCTTTGTAGGGGTCTTTTTGTTTTTGCGGGAAATTTTTGAGATTGGCAATAGGGGGTAGGGACTGTCTCTTATACACATCTGACGCTGCCGACGAATAGCCTTGTGTAGA